ATAACAACGCCATTCGATAACATATTTGAGGGCAGGAAACGTTTCTCTGAAGTAATTTCTGACCCAAAGAAGTACAATATCATTCATGTACCTAGAAAGGATTTAATTGATCTAGCTGATGACTATGAGGGACCAATCACATTAATGGCAAAGATTGTGCACCGCAATGAAAGGTCACTCAATGAAACTATGTTCTTAGTGCAACGTAACAATGTAATGGTTCCTATGGACAAGTGGTTAAACTTACTGATTGAGGATGATACTGCCACTGCCTATGCAACAATATCAAGGTTCAAGTATCCATCATTAGGACTACAACTAATCAATGATTATAGTATTGGTTCGTGGTTTATATTTGGTGGAATGGCACGAGCAGGCAGAAGAGTATACGTCGATCGGTTCCGGTTTCTCGGAGCCGCTACTTCTTCGTAACGATTTTTTGGCCCGATCCCCTATATAGAAACATAAGGCTTATGCGACTATTCTACAGTAAAAATAAACGGTTTAGAGGGTAGACGCGAGCGAGAACCAGCGCTATAATTAAACCGTTTATAACTACTGTAGGATAAGGGAAATTGATTAAGTATAAGAAACAAAAAGCTTCAAGAACAATTAATTGTAAGTACTGTAACAAGGAAATAAGGACACGATACAATCGTAAAGTATTCTGTAATAATAAATGTAAATGTGCTTGGCACAACAATGAAAGAAAGGCAAATGGATAACAATATATTCACATATGACTACAAAGGAGAGAAAGTAGGCAGAGATCCAAAGACAATAAGTCAATCTAGTTATGTCAAATATGGAATACCTGTATTAGAAACAATTGATGTAATTAGAGAACGTTGTATTGATTGTAAGATAACTGAACTAGCAATAAGAAAATGTAATAAGGTTAGATGTTCATCTTGGCCTTATAGACTTGGAGTAAATCCCTTTGAAAGACCAAGTAAACCATATAAGAAACCTGATACATTATTTAAGCAATCTCTTTCAAGATATTGTATGCATTGTGGAGTATCATATATGGCAACTAGGAGCGATCAAAAGTATTGTTCAAATAGTTGCAAAAAGACCCATGAATATTATGTTCATATGAGTAGGAAATAAAGGAGAAATGAAGTGGAAGCACGTATCACTATCAATGATGTGCCGTTGACAACATTACAATCTATGACTGTGCGTGTGGCATTGGCTACATTCGCAATGGATCTGAATGACGCTGGGTTGGGTGACGACGAACACGGCACTATAATGACCCAGAGTTATCTGGCCGCCATCCGCGCTATCCACAGGTTAATGTATCCAGCAGAGTAATATAAAATGTTAACTGAAACAGAAACAAAGATGATGAGACTAGCTCTTGATCCTGGAGCTCAGGTTGGCGAAGTACAAAATGCAGCAGTAATGTTCTTCACCTCATTGCGCAAGCGTGGTATAACATTCGACATTCTAAATGGTAAACCTCAGCAGCAACAGCAGAGACCACAGCCACAACCAAAGCCTAAGACTATGCCTTTTGGTAAACATAGAGGTATGCAGTTTGATGATATAGACCCAAGCTATCTAAGATGGGTATACAATAAATGGTTCCGACAACTAGATGAGGAAGGACAAAAGACTTGGGGCTTCTTAATGAAAGACATCGAGGATTACTTTGAGATGACAGGAGAGCACCTATAATGATAGGCATATACACAGCACCAATACCAACTAGACTGCATATGAAATCAGCACTAATACAAAAACATCCTGATCCTCTATTCTATCTAGCTCAATTCGATGATAGAACATTAGAGGAAGCATTTGGATGGTGGTCGTTTCCTAAAGTCAACTTCCAAATAGTAAAGGATGAGAATGATGATAATAACAACTGAACCCTATCAGCATCAAATAGAAGCATTACAACAAGCATGGAGTAAGACTGGGTTTGCATACTTCCTGGAGATGGGAACAGGCAAGAGTAAGATTATTGTAGATGAGATAGTCAATCTAATTGAATTGAACCTAATCAAATGTGCTGTCATTGTAGCGCCCAATAATGTTCATATTAACTGGGAGTCAGAACTTATCAAACATGGGCCTCCTAACTATGACAAATGGACGATACAAATATGGCGCTCTGGTATAGCACTTGAAAAGAAAGAAGCAGAAACCATTAGGATATTAGAGTCAGATAAGGTTCTTGTATTCTTGATGAATATTGAAGCTTTGTCATCAGTTGGAGGCAAGAACTATTTGAAGCGTATACTCCTGGCGCCCAAACTCAGAGGCGGCATATACATGGCAGTAGACGAAAGTCATAAGATCAAAAATCAAGGAGCTCAAAGAACAAAGGCAATAATAGAGTTGAGTAACTATGTTAAATTTCGTCGCATAGCCACAGGCACTGAAGCTGAAGAAGGCATTGAGGGTCTATACTCTCAATTCAAATTTCTTGATCAAAACATTATTGGATTGCGTTCTTATACTGCCTTCAAGAATATGTATTGTATAGAGGATCAGAAACAAATTAGGAGTGGGCAAATATTTAGACAAATAGTTGGCTATCGTAATGAGGAAATGTTAGCTTCTAAGATCGCTCCATTTGCTTATCAGAAGCGCAAAAAGGATTGTCTAGACTTACCTGATAAGGTATATGTTACTCACGAAATAAGTATGACCAAAGAACAAGAACGCATTTATAGTAAGTTGCAAGAACAATTATTGTATGAACTTAAGACTGGCGAATTGGTCGATGCGACTATGGCAATAACAAATATGATACGACTACAGCAAGTATTATGTGGTCACATTAATACATCTGATGATCCTAGGGCTACAGAAATCATTCCGTCAAATAGAGCTAACTTTGTTTCAGAACTAGTTGAAGATGCTTCTGGTAAGGTGATTATATTCTGTCGCTTTATAATGGATGTACAGCTAATAGTTTCAGAGCTAGCTAGTAACCACATCCGGGGTATAGGCGTATCGTCTCGCGATGATGGCTCTAATAGGCTCCTGAATATAGACAAATGGCGCCAGGAGAAAGACTATAAAGCCCTGGTTATTACTGTTGCTTCTGGCGGGACTGGACTCACATTGAACGAAGCTTCAACTACAATATTCTATAGTAACACTTGGTCATCTACCGATCGAATACAAGCTGAGGATCGCAACCATCGCATCGGCCAGGAGAGTAAAGTAACATATCATGATATTATAGTTCCAAAGACTATTGATCATAGATTGTTAGCTGAATTGAAGAAGAAACAAGTCAAGTCTCAGTGGTTCCGCAGTCTAACTGAAATACAGAAGTTTATGACCGATCCAATCTAGTCAATTACATAGTATTGATCACCATCATTAACAGCTTTACCTTTGCCATTACGAAACCATATTGTTCTTATTGATACTGGATGTCCTTGCCATTGATCATATACAATAAGACCTTCAGGAGTTTGACCTACATATACTGCAGCATGACTTGATCCGTCAATATTGTTCTCGTATTCTCCGCCAGGAGAGAATGTAGCTATACAAGTTCCATTAGGTATAATTGCACTCTTGGCTTTCATACCTCGCTTCCATTGAGATGTGTGTGGTAGATTGCCTATTTCTTGTAAGAAACGAACGCAATGTCCAGTGTCTATAACTTTGTCTTCATGTTGCCCAGCATCTTCAATTATATAGCTCATGTGTTACCTCCTGGCGGCTTACGCGCTGCGATCAGTACAGATATAGCAGTAATGAGTTCCAAAGTTACTTGACCTATGTTAACTGGTCTTGTACACAAAGTATCCACTCTCAATATACAACCAGTAAAGATTAGTAAATTTGTTAGTGCTATTAAACATATTAAACCTGCGATTAATAAGAATGCACCTCTAAGTGGGTCGAATGGATCTTTCATTTAACATTGTCAAATCATATCTTAGCAGCATCCAATCGTGCCGATAGTTGTTTGATCGCATTAACGCAAGCATATAGAATAACATTCATGTCAACTGACAATACATCAATTGCATTAGTGCCATTGTCCACAGCCTTATCAGAATCATTCGGGTCGGTGATAATCTTGGTAGTGTTGTCTATCTTCAAAGTAACTATTGCTTCAGGCAATACAGTTTGAATTTGTTGCGCAGTTACTCCATAATGAGTAATGCCTTTGTCTTTAATAATGGCATCACGATACTGAAATGATACTGTTTCAATACCCAATATTTTAGCTAGGTCAGGAGACCAAGGACGAACATTAGTTTTAACAGTTGCATCCGATATAACAGGGAATGATGTTGCAGCACATTGTCCATTTTGTGAAGTATTACCATAAATATCACTACTCCAAGCACCACCACCATAGGGGTATATCTGAGTATTGTAACTCATAATACTACCCCAACCTTGAACGCCTAGTTGCTGGAATGCAGCGCCTGTGCCGTCAGAATAAAATCTAAATGCAGAACCAGGGGTGGTTCCAAAGCAACCTGCTAATGAACTGTCTCTCCAATCTACTGCTTGACTGCAACTTAAATTCTGAGCTATCCATAAAAATCCAACAGAGGATAACTGCATTTTAGTGACGCTAGCTTCCACCCACCTCCACATTCCATCGCCGCCTCTTTGCATATAGTAGCCTGGTCCTACTTCAAATGTCCCTCCACTAGCATATACATTAGTAACACGAACATTAGCGCCAGTTAAATCACCAGCAGCACTTACATTGCCAGCAGAATATAAATATTGTCCAGAAATAGTTCCACCAGATGATAGATTTCTAGCGGCAGCAACATCTACAGCGCACCATAAACTGCCAGCAACTAATTGCATTAATGTCTGTGCGCCAGATCCAAGATTACCTATCCAATGACGATCACCATTTGCTTCATTATATCTATCATACCATTCAGTAGAATGTATTATATATTGATAACCACCACCTCTTGACATAGTAAATGGGGAAGCAGCACCACCAATCCAAAGTTTTGTGCCAACATAAACATCAGAGCCAGATAACAAATATGTGCCAGCATTGATATTGCCACCAGCATTGATATTGCTACCAGCAGTTACAGCTGTAGCAGAACTAATAGCGCCTCTAGCAGAAATAGCACCAGCAGCAAAGTCACCACTAAATGTGCCGCCACTATGCCACCCCAATTGCCCACGAGCATAGATGTAAGCATCATTGGGAGCTTCAAATATAAATTTGATTGACTCCCACAGTAGTAATGGATCATCTTCAGCAGGAACCAAATTGGCTTTAGTAATTACTGTAGCGATTTGATTAAATAGCCAATTGTCTTTCTTATCCCACCACTGATGCACACTATTAAATTGTTCAACTGTTGGTGGGGCCTGTCCAATATACTCCCATCCAGCATCTGCTTGTGCTGGTGTCGGATCATCGAGTGGACCAATAGTAGACCAACTTTGATTGAAACGGTCCCACCAAGTTGACATATTAGTTGTTTCCTCCTGGCGGCGGTGTGCGAGCTTCACCATTGTTTCTTTGTGGCATTTGTGGCATCGGTTGCTGCATTTGTGGCATTAGTTGCTGTTGTAAAGTTTGTATTAGTGGAGCAACTCTTCTGAATGGATAGTCTGCGAGCATATCCAATATCTTAATCCATTCCTCCTGTGGAAGTTCAATTTGTATAGCCAATCGCTTTCTCCTTGGGTTATAGTCAGTTCCGTCAAACACGGGCTTCTAGTCCTGTTAGTCTAGCATTGATCTCCTTAATAGCATTAACCAATGCAAATGGTAAAGCAGTAATGTCTACAGTCCGTAGATCATCTACTAGTTTACCATCAATCTTAGCAGGTATTTTATTGACCATTTCTGGCATTATAGTTTCCAACTCTTGAGCAACAAAGCCAATAAATTCTGTTCCTGCTTCAGCTGCAATATCATGTGGCGCTTGTATTGCTGGTTTCTTGTCGCGTGATACCTCGGCATTTCGACCTTCAATATAACTCCAATTGCCTTTGAGATTATAACGAATGGGGCGGAGTGCTAGTATTGCCTCCAGGCCAGAAGTATAATCGCCAATCACGTTCTTAATTCTTAAATCAGAACTATCAGCCCATGATCCACCTCCAGGTTTCCAAGCCGCACCAGGAACAGTCATAGCAGTCTGATCACCCCACAATAAAGAATAGGCGCCATTATAATTACAGAAAGCAGCTGAGGCATTATTGCATCCAATAGAACCAGCAGCAATATATCCTAACCAAGCAGCTACATTTCCATTACCATCCATTGCGCCAAAAAATAGACCTGCAGCATTGCCAGATTGAACACACATGCCAGCAGCATAACCCAGTGATGTATCATAACAAGTTACTGAAACGTTATTAGCTCCAGCCTGAGATAAAATACGACCACTATATGCTAACAGACTTCCATAACACCATAGACCAGCATTACACCACATATTACCTATTGCATGTAAACTTCCAGCAGTATCTAAAGACATTAACTCAGCGTTATTCTGAACCCAACGCCAGACGCCATCAGAACTAGATCGACCACTATAATAAGCATAATTGTCCGCGACAAAAGTAATGCCGCTGGCCACCATTAGACTGCTGCCTGATCTTACATTACCTGTTACGTCTACAGAACCTCCAGTAAATACGCCAGTGGCATTTACATTACCTGATGAACTAACAGAAGTTCCATAAACACCAGCGCCATTCAAATCACCAGTTAATACACCTCCAATTAGTTGCAAGTAACGTAGATCAGCATCACCTTGAGAAATGAAACCTAGGTCACCAGTCAATAGGTTCTGTATATCAGTTATTTCTTGATTTGCTATTTGAAAGTTATCTCTCACGCTTTGTGTAGTCGGTTCGCCATATATAGGTTTAGTGAAATCAATTAGAGATACCATCCCTATTCTCCTGGCGGTGCAGCTAGAGTTACAATGTTAAGTTTAACACCAGCAGACTTGGGTATCATGTAATTGAATAGTTGCGATCGAGGATCATTCGAAGGTATATAATCATTGATCACAACATCAGCCGTAGCATTGCCAGTATCATTAACTATAGTTCCAGTTACAGTTAATGTCATGTTATAAGCTTGCATTATTTCTTCAGCAGTGCCATGCCCATTATTCAAAGCAATCTTTAGTTTGATCAATGTTCTATATTCAGTATCGCCTAGCACAGAACTAAATGACCAAGGCTCACCTTTGCGCCGCATTCTTGCTACTCCAAATGCTCGACCAGCTATCTGAGTAACAAATCCAAAGAACTCACCATAAATAGAACCAGAAATGACGCGCGCTATACCTACAATATAACCAATGCCATCTAACTGTTCGCCTTCAGCTGTTTCAAGCCATCTCCTAGTATACAAATCCTGTAATGCTTTATCAAGGACGTTGAGTGGAGGATAGAATGACTTAACAAAATCTTCAGTATTCTCCTTATTGAAATGTTGGGCAAGCATATGGCCCCAAGCGATCTCGCCATGATCGTGGGGAAAGTTTAGAGTGTCGCTCATGTAGATGTCTTCACAGTAATGTTAGTTATAATGAATGTTGATAGTTCTCTTGGTGATATAGGTATATTGGCAGCCACATAATCTCCTGGCGCCGGGACGCCAGCAGGATCGGATAAACCAACAGCAGTAATATCTATCTTGCCAATTCCAGATACAGTGGCATAGATCGGACCAAAGAAACGTTGAATAATAACGTCTTTGCCAATTCCGAATGTATTGCCTGTGTTAGTAACAATCTGTTGAATAAGCTCGATACCATTGTCAGGGAATATTTCTTCATCGTATAATGTTATATCTACATTCACCCAAATATAAATTGGTATTGCTCTACTGAAATTAATCTGGTGTGTGACATTAATACTGTCTACTACTTGAACAGTTGTGTCTCCAAAAGTATCAATGCCACCCGCTTTCAATAACCATATTTGATCAGCTATATCTTGCGGGTCACCGCCACGTGCAATTACTTCTATACTATGGGGTGGGCGACCATCACTATCAGCAACATCTTCTGTATTTTCATATACTTGAACATTAAGAATACCTTGAACATTTTGCAACAGATTAGAGCGTATTGTTTCTATTGTAGTAGCGCCAAGTCTAAATACGCCTCGATCATATCGCAGTCTAAGTTCATCATCTGTCTCTAGATTGCGACCCATTCTACCAGCAACAATATTGTCTACTGCTGTCCAGCCAGTCATAGTGGAAACAATTATAGTTAGACTATGAGCAGCAATATCTATTGGCCCGAAATTCTCAGCAGTAAAATTAGCAGGCGATCCTATTTTTGAAATACCTATGTTGGTGGATAGTTGAAGAGCAAATGGGATTGATTCTATTCCATATATGCGAATATAATTAGCATCTAATTCAATTACCAAATTCATATTTAATAGTTGGGTGTATAGAGCATCTGCAATTGTTAAAGGAGTATCTCCCGCAACACAAATATAGAGATGCATTATAGTATTGATTTGTATCCAGTATTCTCCACCTACAATGGCATCCATTACTTGTAAAGTAGTATCAATAGTTGTTTGTCTAGATATGGTTACATCTTTATCCAACAAGAAATTATCTTGTGTATTGTTATTGCGAACTATGCTGCTAGCAGGAACAACTGTAGTTTCTACTCCATAGCAAACACCCCAGGAGGATGATCGCTCTGCAAATAGTCTCCTTACTCCAGCAAAAGAAACAGAGTGATCAAGATTAATACCTGTAGCAGAATTAGGATACATAGCATGATAGACAGCCTCAGCCAATTCCCATAACGTTGCTTCGCGTTCAGCGAACGTATCAATGAACTGACCCGTAATTGAATCTGTTCTGGTCTCAAATGTTACTCCAGTCTTTTGTTGTAATGTGTCTATGATTTGTTGTCTAATTTCTGGAAATCGCATACGCGAAAATCCAGTAGCCAATAGACCATAATCACCAACATTAATGGTATCAGACACGAGGGAACACCTCCAACTTTACACTTTCTTCGATTGGCCCCAAATCAGTATCGCAGGCAAATTCCACAGAAAGAGTGCGCATCTGGCGGTTCCAACCAAGACCAAAGCTAGTGATGCGAAGCACGTTAGGCACAGAAGAAATATGATTCCTAAGTATAGTTTCAACACTTGACATGCGAGGGTTTTTAATGAGTATTTCTTCCAGGTATGGAACTCCGTAGCGATCATCTAAGAACCACTCCCCAAGTAACGATAGTAAATTGATTTTGATTTGCTGAGCTACCTTATCTGCACTATCTATTAACCAAATCTCATACTTTGGAACTTGTTCTGTTTTAGGCTCAGATGTTGGTGGTGGATTTATAAGGTGCCATACCAAATCGTGATCTACTCTATTCAATGCTAGATCAGCCGCCATTACCAATAACCCCACCAACCAAATCTAGGTCCACCAAATACAGCAAGCAATAGTAATACAATAATAATTATGAATATAATGCCAATGGGATTATATGCGTTGTATGGAACAGGACTTGATCTGTAATAGTAACCTCCACCAAACAGAAGAAACAATATGAGTATTATCAATAGTAGTGTCATAGTTCACCTCACATTGACATAGAGCCATTGTCTAGCTGTTTGAGATATGGTTGAGCAGCCTCCCAGAATGTTGCCCATACTGCAGACAAACTATCCATAGCATAAGCATAGTCTGAACCTCTTACTCCTGGCGCAGATGGGTCAGCCTTTACTCCGAACAAACCTTGAGGGTCTTCAAATTGAACGCCAGCTACACCTTCATAACCAGCATTAGCAGTAGCTATTGCTTCTTTGAGTCTAAGCATAGAAGTATTGTTGCTAAGGATACTAGCAACCATTCGATTAGTCATACCACCGAATGGCGTTTGATTAGAGATTTGAATTGTGGACATTGATTACACTCCTACGTCCCATTGCGAGTTAGCAGCTTCAAGAGTAGCAAGTCTAGCTGACAGGGTAGTTATTTGTGTGTCTACATATTCAGTAGTGGCCCAGAACGTCGAGTTGTCTCCAGCTGGTCGTGTTTGACCGGCATTATATAATGGATAAATGCCACCAGTATCGGTCCATACTCCTTGCGAAGCGCCAGAATGCACAGTAATAGTGCCGCCACTTACTCCTTGGAATGTAACTGGTTGTTGTGTTGTATTATTGAGCGTCCACATTATGCGAGTGGTAGTTGTCACTGGCATTGTAACTGTGGCTGGGGCAGTAGGCGATCCATAGATGTAAATATAAGCATAATCTACTTCACTATCAGTCGCAGTAACTGCGCCAGAAGTTACATCTATAAGACCACGAGTTTTGTTGCGATCAGAATAAATTTTAGGAACTGCTTCCCATAAACCTATAGGTTCACTAGGCAGAATGATTGGGGCATACATGCTTAAGCCACTAGAGTTAAGCATCATTACATTAGTCAGACCAACCCACCAATTATGTACAACTCCACTATTATAATTCAGTGTGCTACCAGTAATATTGAAACCATACATTCCGCCATACATATTAATATGTTTTGAAAGATCATTTGGACTAGATACAACAGCGCTGTTAAAATCAATGCCTGATCTATGACTTGCAATATCATTAGTAATCAATGCAGCATTAAGAGTTACAGGTCCACTAATTGTTCCACCAGCATCACTAAATAAACGGCTCCATGGTCCCCAATCGCCATCTTGAGTGCTACGATACCAAATTGCTGGACCGCCACCTCGCTCACGACCACCCATCATCAATTGGTTTTGCCATCCAGCATTACTATTATAGCCATGTAAAATCATTGCAGTTTTATCAGGATTACTAGCAGGCCATCCTAAAGCAGCATCATCTTGATTTGAAACTATCCATGTTCCAATATGTCCTTGATTATTGGGATCAATATTACCAGGGTCCCAACCAATATTATTAGCAATCCATTTCAATTCAGGAATTGGCACCCAAGCATTACTTGATCTACCATAAGTAGAAATATCATTTGGAGCTTCAGGTATAGCTCCTTGTGGGCCTTGAGGTCCAGTATCTCCTTGTGGGCCTTGAGGTCCAGTATCTCCAATTGGTCCTTGCGGTCCTACTGGCCCTGGAACTGTACTGTCTGCTCCTTGTGGCCCTTGTGGACCAGTTGGGCCTTGTTGACCAGTATCACCTTTAGGTCCAGCAGGTCCAGTATTACCTTGTGGTCCTTGCGGTCCTGGAACAGTAGAATCAGCGCCAGTTGGGCCTTGTGGTCCTGGTGGTCCTATTTCACCTTGTGGTCCCTCTGGTCCCTGCGGTCCAGGTGGGCCTTGAACTCCACTACTAGCTACACTATCAACATATTCTTTATTGGCAGCTTCATCAGCAGAAGCAGGTGGTAGAATATGCATATGCGAGTTAACTTGAATATTGCCAGGCGCGCGATCTAAACCTGATCCTCCCAAGGTTATTGCAGGCGCAGTAACGACATATGATTGCTGTGCTGTTTGGTTTATGTTGCCATCTTTATCTACAACTATATTGGCTTTCTCTGTTGCTACTACTACACTATTATCTTTTGTTAGAGTGACAGTGCATTTATCAAACTTCAAAACAACATTGTCGGGATCACCAACAATACCAGAAGGCTGACAGCCAGCAATGGCCACACTATCAGAAAGATCGAATTGCCGAGGATCATCCGGCATCGTTTCTTTGCCATCCAGCCATCCTTCCATTGATCTTTGTTGAACAGCAAGCATAACTCCATCACCTGGCTTAAGCGGGAAAGTCATACTAGCTTTACCACCGCCAGAAGCAGGGAATACAACTGGAACTTCTACAATTTGAGGTGAGTCTAATGGCTCTTCACTTGCTAGTCTCTTAGGCAATACAGGCTTTACAACAGCACGATTAGTTGCTGCATTATAACTAATGATCTTGGCTGGCATACTTGTATTCAAAGTATTGCCAAGTTGAACCTCTATTTGCTGCTCAATTAGTTCAGTTAGATTAAGCCGCAACATAGAGCATTCCTCCAGCGTCTATCAAATCATCCTCAGTAATAGAATCATCACTTACTGTTCCTTTTTGAGTAGCACCTTTAGTATCCTTTATTGGCTTTCTAGGATCGACAACGCGCAATTCTGATTGCCAATCGCCAGTGGCATCACTATCTCCTTGGTGTTTGATTTCTTCTATTCTGTAAATCCCAGTTACAAATAGTGCCTCTAGTTGAATTCTATCACCAGGATTAAGTGTAGGCATAAGCAATGACTTTACTTTCCAGCCATCATAATCAGGTTCTATGATTGGCTGTCCGACAGTCTTGCCTTTATCTTTAGCATGCGTATGCGCTTTGGCCAATCGTTCTCTTTCAGGAGAACCAATCATACCACTACTCTGTGATATCAATATCCCTTGTCTAGTTGTTACCATACCATTCTCTATGACCTGTAAGTTTCCATTCTGTATAGACCATTCTAGATTGGTTCCTTTAGTAACCTTATCTAATAATGTTCTAGCAGGACCATGAAACGACAGGCCATTATTCCAAACTCTAGTTGGAGCATTATTGGGCAAAGTTAACGGCAGCCCCATCTGTTTGGAGACATCATTGAGAACTTGAGTTGATTTAATACCTTTACCGTAGCCAACTGATATTGTCGTATCACGTATTTCTGTAGCACCATCTCCAAGTTCAAATTCCGTAATAAGATCAGGTCCATCTTTTCTTGACCACGCATAACTTACACTACCTTGAAAGATTAATATTGCTCCTGCTTCGTCCTTGTATCCAGCATATAACACAACTCTAGTATCAGGCTTTTCAAACTCTGCTCTTGTTTCTTTCCTCAAATTGTATACTTTAATAGTGCTCTTGTTAGGATTTTTCTTGGCAGTCTTTTCAATATCAAATTGAATACGCAAAGAGTCAGTAATCTCTACACCTTGAGATTGACCTTTCTTACCCACCAATAACCTATACGTTCTATCATATAACAATTGGAGAAGTCTCCCCATACTCTGGCATTACACCAAGAGCAACTAAATCAGCATATTCTTGATAGACTAATGTATAAATGCCACTACTAAATCCATCTCTTGGGACCGGACCACTTCTATAATATTGAGTCAATACTTGCAATTCTCCTGGCGGCATATCTGAATATCTGAATTGCCAAGTCAAAGGATAGTTAGCTGATACTGATATACCATCGACCAAATGCTGGTAGGCAGAATTACGAATACTCATATGCCAATATTGTCCACTATCATTCCAATTCAATACAATATAGAATACCAAGCCATCTAGCTCTACTTCAAGTGCTTGGCTATTCAAATCTTGTACTGGAATAATAATCATTCTAAGTTCCACCCTGTGGACCAATAATATTGGGTCCACCTTTCGCTCTTATGGTTTCTGCGCCATTCAATGCCAAGCTACCGCCAGGAGTTGTATCACTACTAGCTTTGCTTACCTTTTGTTGCGTCTTACCCATCTTACCTTTCGCATCAGCAGAAGCATTTTGTTCTGGAGGTAGATCGGCAGTCTGTAGTGTTACTTTGATTATCTTACGCAGACCAGCATTTATAGTTAGCCATTGCCCGCCAGTAGTAGCATTGTTTGATCTTTCAATAGTTAGATCAGTAAATGCCATATCTTCATATTGGCCAAGTCCAGTCGTAATTGTTATTGTTTTTCTTTCCTTGTGCATCTTCCTTAGTTGTTCTACAGCATCAATCAATTTAGAATAACAAAGTGGACCGAACTCTATACCAAAACTAGATGCTGATGATATTGCTCCGCTGATCTTAAGTTCTTCATTATGAGCCGTTATGTGATCAGTTAAATCTCCACTGCCATCTTCAATGGGATACTTGGTTACATCACTAGGTAAAGAAACAGACTCAGTAACGAGCACGTCTAGTTCTAGATATGCGAGGGAACTTTGCTGTTGGGGTTGAAACACTCCATATAGAGCCATCTACAAACTCACACAATACAGTTTTACTGATAATACATTCAGGGCAATTAGTGCTATAGTAATATGTTCCATGTCTAATACAATGCCTACTGAGTCGCTGCCTCTGTTCTTGGACTAGACCTACCCAAGTCTCTTGCGATGCCACTAAACATCTCCCCAGCATAGTTGCCTATCGAGGTTGCTATTCTACTAGCAAGTCCAGTATCATCTTGCACTTGTACAGTCACAGAGTTAGATTGATTGAACGTTATTTGTTTATTGTCATTATTAGTTGTTGGCACTGCACCTGGTCCTATCGCTCCTGGCGGGACATTATAAGGTTGACGACCCAATCCACCACCGCCAGGAGTTCCAAACAATCCAGTATTAGGATCAACTGATGCTCCACCATAAGCAGGCGATGTCTTTGGCGCATCTGGACCCCAAATATATTCTCCAAGTTTACCAAGTCCTGGTTTCATATATCTAGTATGTTCAAGTAACCATGCATCAACATCAGCAGCTAGTTTATCTTGTGCTGCCTTTATGCCTGGTCGCTTTGCTGCTTCTCTTTGAGCATAGTCAAAGGCAATACCAAATCCTAATCCGCCTTCAGCTGCTCCACCAAATTTTGTTACTCTTGGACCACCTAGTAATGGCACTGCCCCTGGTGTCTTAACTGGAACTGCACCACCTTTACCTACACTTTCAGCAGCCTTTCCAACACCTTCAATTTCTGTTTTAGCACCACGAATAACATTAGTGAGTCCTCTAACAGCACTAATGATACCACTAAACTTTAGCAAATTCCAAGCAGTAAATGCTGCACCTACTAATCCTATTGTAACAAGTAATTCTAATACAATTGCTTTTGTATCTGTTAGAGCAATGCCCAAATCCTCTATTGCTTTCTTCCATTCACCTTTCATCAAATCATCAAATACTCGGAACCCAGCAAAGATATCTAGATTGGCAAAGTTAGATTTTAGGTCTTTGAACGAACCAACCCAAGTTCCAATAAGACTTGGCTTACCTTGTATCCAATATACTAAGTCTTGAATAGCAATAGCGACAGCTGCTACTGCTGCTGCCATAGCGACCCATGGAGCTACAGCAGCCCAATTAGCTGCAGTAAACTTCCACATCCAAGCGACCATATCAATAAGATATGCCAGCATTCTCGGACCGAGAACAACTGCCATTGCAATACCTAATACTTCAATAGCATTCTTCAATCCACCAATAGCATTGAAGAATGACCTAAACATATTTACAATTATATCAGTCAACCATTTAAGAGCAGTTCCAAGTAATATAGACAATCTTGTTACTTTAAGAAACTCAGCTGCTCCCAATACCATTTGATTGCGAGCATAAGTCCAAGCGCGACCTATTGACCAAGGAACCTTAGCAAATTTTTCTTCAAGTTCTGGACTTACTCTGCTTAATGCTTTTGTTAATTCTTCAAAAGTAATTTTGCCTGACTTAGCTAATGCTCGCAATCCTTCTTCATTGGTCTTAAAGTATCCTTCCAACATATTTAAAGCAGAACGTGATGTATTGGCTATCATACCAATCATACGTGGACTGGCTTTACCAATTACATCGATGCGATTTATAATAGCAAATAAATGTTGCTGCTGTTCAGATGATGCTCTATCAACCTTTAATGCCTTGTATACATTTTCAGTTGTAGCCAATAATTCTTCTTGCGATACATTTGCTTCTTTTGACGATTGTAAAAATTCTCTAAATGTATCTGCTACTTCAGTATAAGTTGCACCAATATTCTGTGCAATATCAAATGTGCGAGACATAGCTTCATTGACATCGTCCATAGGACGGGCAATATTAGCTATCTGGGCTCTAATCTTCATGACCTCTTGGCCACTCTCGATTAGACCATCAATAAATTCTGATATCTTGTCTATTGAAAATGCAATACCAATTGCGCTAGCAGCGCCTAATGCAATCTCCTTTACTCTTTCAATACCATGTTCATAGTCTCTGAGACCCTTATCACTAAACTCAGTTCCAAGTACTGTTATAAGTTCTCTGACTATTGCCAATTACTTATGCTCCTGGCGCATTAGCATTAGCTCTTTGTTCTAGTGCAGCTTTCATATCAAGCAATGCATTTAGTTTTAACAAGTCTATTATATCAGCATCTCCTGCTTTTACTTCTGCTAATGTTACCAATCCCTCCATTATTGGCCTCCATATTACTAGTTCTTCAGCAAAATCATCTCGCAGAATACCTAATGGACTACCATATTCTCGCGGGCCTGTCCAATAAGGGTTCTGCCTCGCGTAAAAAGTTCAGTGTAGTTATACTTCAAAACCTCCACCACTAAAGCAATTATATCAGAAACATCATGAATAGATCGGTTCAATAAACCTTCATCAAGCTTCTCAGGCTCTTCATCATCAATAACTACTGTAACATAGTCTGGGTGTAATACTTTCCTGACCAAATCAATTAAAGCATCACCTTCCAAATTACGTGATAGTTTGTCTACTGCTTGACCAAAATGGTCCTCTCCATTACTCTGTTCACCTCTTGTTTCTATCATCTGAACAAATGGAGCTAGAAATCTCTTTTGTATATCTCCAAGTATCTTCAGCGATAGAAAAGCATCATATCGTCGTATGTAAAACTTATTGCCATTGTCCAATACAAATTCGTGTCTAGTCGGACCAGCCATAATTCACCTATGAGTTCAAAACATTGCCACCAATATTGTATGTTCCTGGTGCGCCGGTATGAATAGCCCATGCCCTAGTCATAATGTCTTTACCAAATTCGGCATCAGCAGGCTTAACAATCCAAGCTTCTGATGCAGCAAATAGAGTTGTTCCACACAAGTCTTGAACTAGAATAGGTCCAACTCTGCCGCCACAAGTAAGAACATCAGTAGAGAACATAGTAGAAAGAAAATCATTAGCAGGGGAGGTCTGTTGAAGCGTGACAGTAACAGTGCAACGGCGATCAGTATTGACAGCGCGAGCAATCTCACCGTCGGCGCCAACCTGTGTAGTAATGCCATCATTTTGCATTACTACACCAACAAAGGTTCCATCAGCAAAACCAGTAAGCTGAAACCCATTGAAGATTACTACAACTTTGGCAGAGTTATAGGACCGCATTGTCATCTATGTTACTCCTTTCAGACAGAGATTAATTCAGACGAACATTAGTGCGAGAGGCAGCAGTGCGAGCGGCACCATAAGCACGCCTATTCTGTTCAGCTACCATCGCAACATTTACTGCACTAGTAGGAGTTGCGATAGGCAAAGCTTCATAAGTCAATACCCCTTGTATCTCTACTACATGAATGGCTCCTGCCAATCGTGCTGTAAAGTATACATCCCGCAATATACGATTAGCCTTGTCATTAATGGCAACGGACTGGGAGAGTGGAACATCAATGGTATAGCTAGGAACCAGATCACCATCAACATTAACTTCTGGAGGTGCAATACCACCTCGCGTTACACCAAAGTCAAGAGCTTGCTGAAGTCTAGTCCTAATAATAGCAATTCCAGGATCAGTATATGGAATACGATTATCAACAAGTTGCAAGAAAATGCGTGTTTTAATTTCTTCACACAACCAATCACGGAACCTAATAACGTCAATCCATTCTCCCCCAGCAACTTTACCATTTTGAGTAATGGCAATATTGCGGAATGGTTCAAATGTATTACCATTCTTAGCATAAAGATTACTGAATATAGTTTCAGAGATATAGTTGTAAGCTACATTGCTCAAACGTTGATTAGCCCAAGTCTCCTGGCCGGGATATTTTGTGAAGCTCTTGGATGCAATAGCAACATCAGGAAAGTTCTCTGGGTTAGGATCAAACCACCAAGCAGTTCTGAATAGTTGTTGCTGCTGAAGCAAATAGGCTACAGAGGTAGTATCAGTAGCAGCGGCAGTTGTATTGTCAGCATCACTCAAGCAAGTAATGAATAGTTTCTCGTGACCCTCAATCCATTTACCAATATCGACTGCTCTATTTTCATTATGTGAAACATCACATAGTGCCCACCAATCACTATTCTCTTCATTAATGGCCAGAAGGTCATCATCAACATTAGGAGATGCAGCATCAAGACCAATATACAATTGAGGAGGATGCGGTATCTGACTAAAGAATACCAATGCTGCTTCATAGATCGGATCAGTGGCAGCACACCCATAAGTATCTAGCAATTCATCTGGATCAGTAATAATATACACAACACCAGGATTTGGATTAGGCGGAACCTCAACAGGTGGAGTAAATGCACCAAACAAAAGTAGATCACTAAATGTTGCTTGAGTAATACCAGCAGTCCGCAAAGAGATAGATACTTGGACGATGCGATCAATATTTGCCATTAGACAACTCCTTGGTTATTGGTTCAGCCTTGCGACACCTTCAATACAAATCCGGCTGTGGCATCGGCCCAGACTGCATCAGCACGGTGGGGATCAGCTGTCGGGAGACCTGGTAGAAGCAGGTTGCCTTGAGCCGCGCCGTTTGTTGCACTGCCGGTCCAGATTTTGACGTCACCGACCTTGCTGGCAGCGCCATCAGTGCCACCGGTATAGATGAATACGTTTCCGGTGCTGCCAGTAGTGGAGTTGCCGGTATATACATAAAGCGTGCCACCATTACCGGCATCTGTGCTACCAGTGCCGATGCCGGCCTCGCCCGCGTCAGCCGTGCCGGTTTGATTGGCGGTATACAAATACGCCCAGCCCGTGTTGACATCGCCGGTTGCAATGATGTCCATAGAGACACCAGTAATAGCTGGATCCGCCGCAGTAGTTATGGGTCCGATGACGGTCAAACCGCGACCAACGGTCACGTCGCTGGAAAGGATTGCCGCACCATTGACGGCGATATCAGTTATGAACTGGACCTTGGTTCGCGTGAACGCCACAAGGTCGCTTTCGCCATACGTGCCGCTGGTGTCATCCAGCGCCGGCATGGTCGAGATATACAGCGCGTCAGCGAAGCGCAGCAAGGCAAAGGCATAAGGCTCGGCTGCCGGTCCACCGAAGACCATCGCCGAACCATATTCAGCGCTGCTGCCCAACATGTTCAGCCCAACCTGATAACCATTCCATACGCCGGTAGTGATCGGCGGCGTTTGAGTGGTTATCCCGGCAGCGTTCACTTCCGCGATCTGGATGCCGCCGATCCAAAAGGAAATCGGCACCGCTGCATCGGTGATGAGCTGAAGTCCGCCAGCAGCATTCGTCTCAAGATAGGCAGTATCCACATAGCCCACATAGCCAGACCCGGTGATGCCGTATGAGGCGTAATGCGGCACGTCATTCGTGGCCCCTAATTCAGCGATGGCTCCATCAGCTGCGCTGGTGTTTGTGGAATATAGCCCAAGATAACCGGCCACATCGGCTTTGATTTCCAGATTGCCGGTCAGCGACACCATACCTGTTTCGCGTGAGATGAGAAATACATAATTAGGATCAATACTGCCGCCAGTATCATTGTAACGATATATACCAAAATTCGATCCTGTATTGCCACCGGTTTCTGGTGATCCATCGCCCAGGTCAATCTCCCAGCGCGGCACACCGTTTACCATGCCCTGAATATAGGCGGCAGGACCATCTATAATAACACCAGGCCAAACTGTGGGACTCAGACTAGTAATGTATAGCGTTGGATCAGTATCGCTGGCAATTGTCAATGCCTCACTCAATGTGCCGCCAGTCAAAGGCAAGTATTCTATTTGTTCACCAGGAGGTTCTATAAGTGCCAATGAGTCTTGAAGTGCTCCAATTTCATTAAATATAATTTCAAAGTTACTGCGCACATCAGCAGTATAAGCCATACCTTCTTCTGGTTTGGAGAAGTCAACTAGGCTGGTCATTATTCATAATCCCAAACTGTTTTGCCTCTATCCCAAGGAGTAGTATAATCATCCCATTGTGTTATGATATTCAAATCAGCAATCTCATCACAAGTAAGTTCAGTCAAAGAACCTGAATATGTTCCATGAATTTCAACAGCTTCAATCCAACTAACCCATTCTTCTATCTCTTCTGTATACAAGAATTCAAATTGATATATTGCTCTTTCTTCAAACTGCGAAGTATTAATCATTGCAGGCATACGGGAAAAGAACAAACGACTACCTATAGATACATTCAATTCTGTTTCTTTTTGCAATACTAATTCTGTAGCAAATAACATAGCCACTCGGTTAGCTATCTTCATAGAGTCAGGGCCACAATAGAACTGCATATCTACAATAGCTTTTCTCCAAGATGATAGCTTGCGATATCCAGGGACATCAACATCTCCATAATATTCATGATCAGGTATATCGTCATTGGTATAGTTGAGAATGATATATGGCTTGTCTATTCTAGCTGCATTCTGGAATGACCAAATAACATCAATTGTTTTATATTGAATTGGATGCGTTACGTGCGGTGGCCTTATAGGATCGCCAAGCATTACAGTATTAACTGTATAGTCTGTTAGCTCCCACAGCCCAGGTATCAAGCTACATTCTCCATGGTGTAACCCTCTATTAGTTCGCAAGCATAGTATCTCCAATGAGATACTTGTGTATTCCTAGTCTGTTTTAACATAGTAAAGTCAGCTTCACCAAACAATAGATATTGAGAATTGTCATAGTAAAATATGTCTCCTGGATACTCCTGGCGCAGACCGGCAATGCGTTGATTTACACAACGCAATCTAGAATCAGTATATATCTTGATATATCTTCCTGCTCGTTTACCCCAAGGCATCACTTCTATTTTCATCATATCGCCAGAAGATGGCATTTGTACAGTAGCCATTACTGTCGTTTCTATGCCAGCATCATCTGAAGGATAATATACACCATTCTCCCAATAGCCAATATTACGTTGTAGAACTTTGAATGGTTTGCGGAATGATGTTGTCATCTAACCTATCTCTGGGAATGGTGCCATCTTACCCACTATTCTATGGACTGAATTCCAGAAATGTTTAGATGCAATATCCCAACTAAGATCAGGATCAATCCATACACTAGGAGGATCAGTATTGAAATTTAAGATCAATACAGGCTTACCATTTTTGTTATTAAAGTTAAATGAGCTGTTAGGAATCAAATCAGCAGTAATCAAATTCGGTGGTTCATAAGTAACAACAAGATCATGTGTCATTCTACTTCATACCTTACTGAGCCAACCATACGACCAGTATCAATCAATGGAGAACTAGAACCTTTCGCAGCTATAGTTTTGGGATCATTAGGGACAGCCCATTCCTTAGCATCTCGTATTGTTTGCTGAACTTTAGATTGATAGAACGCGCCAAGTCTAGCCAATCCAATATCTACAGTATACTTTAGATCAATTATATTTCCAACCACGTTCTCAGCAAATTTAACCGTCTGATCTCTATATCTATCAGCAGTTGTAGCCATGAAAGGCCGACTAGGTATACTGCGAGTGCCAAACTCATTATAAATAGCATAGTCAATAACGGATGTGCCTTCAACACTTTCGTTACCCATAATACCAACTTTGACTCTGCGTCCTTTCAATTGTTTCATATTCAATTCTATCTTCTTCCATCCCATATCTTTATCTTTAAATGCTACCATATCGGATACCAAACATTCATTGCTAATGGATTAATGTAATCAGTTAATGCTTGCGAGGATCTGCAAGGATCACCAAAACGAGTTAGGATTGAACCTTTAGCGCAACGCATATACAATCTATTCCAAGTATCCCAAGCATCGGATGGTGGTCTTTGTGACATACCGGATTGTGTATTTGTAGTAGTCGCAGCATATGTTACTGCAATATCACCTTCCTTTTCAGATGATATTGGGCCTATCGTTGGAACTTGAGTAACACCAGAACTAGTTTCATTACGCAACGAGACTAAATATGCAGTAAATGCTGCTTGTGCTAAGTCTTGCTGGCCAGGAGGAAGACACCACGGTCGTGACTCTTCAGCCAATGTCGCCAGCTGTAACAGTATAGTTGGATCAACATAGTCTGGATTAGTTTCGTCAAAGAATTGCGGATAGAATAATTGCAAGAGTGCCTCCACATTTGTCCAATGTGGAGGTTCTTGCGGAAGTGTCTTTACATCAGACACTGGTAGTGTTACTCCTGGCGCCGGATACGAAGCATTCCAAGACCAATAAGCCCCATCCCAAGTATAGCAATAGGAGCGGGCTCAGGAACAGCAGCGACTGACGACGATACATTGCCGGATACTGTAGCTGTGAAGCTATCAATAGTTGATCCGACAATAGAGATCGGCGGCAGCACATTGGTCAAACTAAACGCAGCTGCATCAGGATTGACCAATTGAGACGCAGAAATTAGAGCAGAAGTCAAGTGAAGCAAATCAGGAGGCGCGCCAATAGCGAGAGTAAGCGCACCACCAACGCCAAGAGCGGCATCAGTAAACATTCCTGACAGGAGATTAACTCCAGTCATACCGGCACCAGTAAAGACTGAGAACGATCCATTATAGTGTTGGACAGCACCAGTGCCAACCGCTACAGCACTGTCAACACTAGTAGCAGTCAAATCTAGGAATGCAGCACCAAGAGTGCCTCCAAGATCTTGTGCTACATTTATTGCAACATCGGTTCCAGCAATTGTAGTTGCCGTATCACCAGCATTCGCTGTTGCAGTAATAGTATTGTTATTACTGGTCTGAGCAAACTGAATGATAGGAATAGCAAAGGCAACAGCAGGAAAGAACAATGCTCCTGCGACGATGATAGCTGCTAGCTTCTTCATATCTCCCTCCAGGTTACAGCCGGATAACTATACGGTGGATCTATACTAGACCCACCGTATAGCTTTGTATTAGCGACGTGTCGGCGTAGGCTGTCCGCCCGGATCAATTGGCTGAGTAGGAGAACCACCACCGCCAGGAGCGATAGGATGAGTAACGCCAGGAGGCAAAGGCATCCCAACATCAAGGCTTGGGTCTACTACAGTATAGCCAATTACTTTAAGTCCACCAGCAGCACTTGCCGCAACAATGGCAACCAAGTATTTCTGACTTGGCAAGCCCTGACCTGGACGACCAGGAGCAGGCGGCAATCCCTGATCTGGACGACCAGGAGCGGGTGGCAAACCTTGATCTGGACGACCAGGAACTGGTGGCAAAGGATGACCAACTACTGGAGGCCAAATGCTACCAGGTGGCATTGGATAATCCGGCGGCAAAGCAACTGGCGGCCAAATCTCTACTGGAGGCGGCCAAATGCCTGGAGGTGGCGGCAAAGTATTATCAATCATAGGAGGCGACCCACCACCCCAAATACCAGGCGGAGTTCCAGGCAAACTATTGTCAGGTCCACCACTACCAATACCAGTAACAATCAAAGCAGGTGTAGATGTCGGCATTACACTTAGTCCTTTCCATCATGACGGATTTACTATTGAGCTTTGGCCAAAAGCTCATGCTCTTGTGGCTGTTTCTCCTCAACAATTACTAGCACAGGCACATTGTGTTCAGTCACTTCCTTGAATAGTTTCTGAACGCCAGGATGATCTAGGTATTCATCCTTTATTTCAGTTTGTATTCCAGGCGTGAGTAGAACATCAATTATAGTTATTGCTCTAACGCTGTTGTTTACCACAACAGCCATTAGGTTGTATAGCCCTTCAGCAAAGCCAAAGGATAGTAAACCTGAACACCACCACTACGCGCGAGGCAATCGGTGACGATTTCTAGATTGCGCGCATCAGGCGGCAACTGCGAGAATGGCATTACAAACTCGTGTGCAAGATTACCGATGTCGCGCTCATAGAGCAAAGCAACATCTTTACCAGCATTTACGTCTTGCCCTGCATTAGTGCATTCCCAAATATGCTCTACTGTCACACCAGGGAAGTTAGCAGAAAACAAACTCAGAGCAGATATGGGCAAACCTCCTGGCCCGGTAACGAATTTGGATGTGGCAGCCACGTATGCTTTAGTTGCCAATTCCAAGAAGTTAGCAATATGGATGCCCAGGTTCTGCATAGAATAAGCAGAGACTAGACCAACAAGGTTCTCATAGATTTGATCACCAGTCAGCGCAGTCCAATCTCCAGGATGCGGAAAGACATACTCAGGAATATTAGGATGAGTAAACAATCCAAACAAGTTAAAGTCAGGGTCGCCCTTCAACTTAATACTAGCAATCTTAAGATCCATTGCTCGCCTTGCAGCATCCGCCTTGCGAGTATCCAGACCAATACCAGTGGCTCTACTGGCGCGCAATTCGTTTACATTATAGCCATAGCTATCGCCAAGTGTCTTTACTTGAACAGTCTTGGCAATGCCTGCCACGTCCGCGCGCGGGAGATCATCTGCATAGTTGGATATAACCTTGGCCATTCCAACCATATCAAATGCACGAATGGTAATAGTCTCGACCCATTCTGGCGTGCTAGTATCGTCAGGAACTAGTCTGTCAGCATTCATTCCTGGACGCAAACGATCATACGTTCGCGATTTAATATAGTCAAGCTGTCGTGCTAGCCAGATACCAGCAACAGTAACTTCTACTTGATCCTCCCTGAAGTTTCGTTCGATGAATGCCAAGATAGGAGGCATATCAGCTTCATCGTAGTGGAGATGCTCTGGCATTGTAGTATTCCTTTAGACTTGAGTGAATGGGATTAGGGTCCAGCTACAGCAAAGGGATAATGTAGCTCGATTTCCGCAATACTAATGGTAGAGCCATCAATCATATTATAGAACCCATTCACCATTCCACGGAACGATGAGTTTGGAACTGCAGTTCCAGTAGCAGCAACCTTGCCATTAGCAGGATTGAAGCTAACTGGTAGACCATAAGTAATGCCAGCACCAGTTCCATCAACTGCCATCCAAAGACGGCCACGAGTCATTACTGATACTGCCATTCCTTGAGTATAATGACCATACGTAGCAACAATATGATCATGTACAGCAGCACCAGCAACATCCCCAGCACCTCCACTTTCTACAAGTAGAGAACCAGTTGGGCCAACAGTCTTTGTAACTATAGTTCCAAATTCACAATCCGCACCTGCGGGCCAACTTTCAACATTGTCGTCCATGGCAGTAGATTTCATGCCAGGGAAGCCAACAGAGAAGAAGAAAGCAGAGTCATATGGCTGATAGACTTGCTGCTCAACGCCACGATCATCACGCCGAGTATCGCTCATTTGCTTAGTCCTTTCCAAACTATAACTTAGTTATGCGGCTTTGCCGCCGCCATCTTCAGGCTTTTCGCCTCGCAAACGAGCAATATATCTTGCCCTAGCAGAATTAGCAGCGCCAATCGTCTCAACGTTATCACTTCCTCCTGGCGCTCTGTCAAACCTAGAAAGTTGATCTGTTACTTTCTTGGTCTTATCTTTATTGGCTTCCAGAGTTAGATCGTAAGCAGAATCAATATATGCTTCAGACTTACCATCCAACTTAAGCTCTGGCCGCAGCTTGGTCAGAACAGCAACCTTGATTACTTGGTCAGTATCATCATCATCAAACTTAACTTTGTGCTGCCTAGCAACATCTTCTAGGTCAAGTCTAACTTTGACTACTGCCCTGCCAGTCTCTTTGGCCTCTTTGATAAGCTTATCAAAGTTTGCAGCGGTAGTCTTGAGAGTGTCACGCTCTGCCTCTACAGTATCAAATCTCTTCTGTAGAGCAGCGAGAGCTTCTTGACCTTTAGTATAAGCATTGTTGACCTCTGGCGAAGCCTTATAGTCAATGCCATCCAGTCGAACAACGACAAGATTAGTTGTTGGCTCAGTCATTAGTGTCTCCATTTCAAAGGTGCCAATAATGGCATCGTTAGAGTCAAGTCTTAATCTGGCATTACCGGCACGCCCTTTCTTTACGGCAGCAAGATGATTATATTGTATGTTTTTCTGTACACAATCATATCGCTGTCCGTTATATTCCCCTGGCGTCTCATCTAGATCGCATTCGTAACCAAGCGACAGTTCCCTTTTGTCTCCCAGACGTGAAGGATTATGAATGATTACGTCCGCAACTACATTGGTATCTTCCTTAGAACCTGCGCTGGTAACAGTTCCAATAATACCATCAACATTCTTACTATCAACCAAACCACGATGACTATCAGTAACAGGTATCCCATTAGCAGTAGCAAGACTGACTTCCGAGAATACTTCACTGTCGGGCCTGTACTCTTTTCTTATTGTTCCGTCAGCGCTGCGATACTCGAAAATACCAGACCTTGTTATAATAGGTCTGTCCCTAATCCATCCCTCTTTTGATACTTCTGCCTTTACCGCAATCACATCATATCGTGTTACCATTTATGCATCCACCATATCTTCTTCGCCTAGTAATGAGGCTTGGAAATCCATAGCCTCAGGCAATACTGGTTCTGCCCAACAACGACATTGATAATCTTCACCTGGATGATTGAAATCAGTTTCTCCTGGCGGGCTATCCCAACTAAATGTTTGCCCATCTACTTCTGCATGAGTGTCTCTTACTCTTTCATCTCCTACTGTCCGCCAAGTATAGCTGTCCACACCTATATCTTGTTGCCGCTCACGAGTGAATTGTCCATTTAGTTTTGCTACTTGGTCTCTGGCAATAAGATCGCAACGACTATCAGTAACGTCCAAACGATCATCAAATATATTGTAGATGTCGTCTGATAAGTCCTCTTGTGTCTGCCCACTTATCAGAGCCTCAGTAGTCATATCACTTATTTGTTTCATAGTCTTCAATGGTATATCTTTAATCAACTTGGCATTGTCGAAAGCCCAGTGTTCCATTACTGATCTATACAGATCAGGGTCTTCAGCAGTAGGATTTACACCATATTGCGAGCGTATCAGTTTCTTCCATTCTGCTTTATTGTATGAATTCACTTTAGGAGGAACAGACAATGATCTCTTAATAGTTGCTGTAGTTGGCTTAACCATATCCTTTGCTATATTATCCATAGCTTTGTATAGATCATCTTGCCAAGCATCTTGTCTAATATGACCACCAGCAGGATGAGACGTATCAGTAATTTCAGCAGTTACTTTGTCTACAATAGGATGTAAGTAATGTTTGACTGCCTTTCTCATTTGGGCATTTAGCCAACGCAAATTCCGCCGGTATTCATACTCAATACCAGTAGGATACTTCATCGGAACAATCTTCTTGCGTCGTTTCATACGTATAGCTTTGCTCTTACTGCACAGTCTTTAGCTTCAAGCAACTTACGCAAAGCAGTAGTGCGTTCTGGATTACGCGGCAAAGTATCAACCAATGCATTAGCAAGTATACCGAATGGAGCACTAATAGCTTTCAAATCTTCGCGTAAATGGTCATAGGCGAAGAACTGCAAAAGTGGTTCTTGTTCTGGAGTTGCCATTCTTTCTACAACTTCCCACTCTTGTTTAGTGAAACCTCTTGGAGGCATTATTGGCCTGTTTGTAGATTAGTGGTATTAGCTCCTGGCGGGTTGCCACCAGCATTGTCAATAGGCACATCCATCTGTGTTACATCTACATTGGCACTATAATTCAATTCTTCTGGGAACGTCGGCAAGTCTGTACTGAATTCAAACTCAGCATAATACTCTTCAATAACAATCTCTCGCACTTCTTCTGGAGTCATAATCTGAGAGTTAACCAAAGTCATCAATGTCGTTACTTCCATATTCTCTGCTTGTGCTTGTACTAGTTCTTTGTCAGCATTCTCTTTATCAGTAGGCACCCATAGAGAATTAAACTTGATCTCCCAATCATCCGGTATGTTATTCTTCAATTCTTTCTGTAGCCACAGTATAGATGTAAGCTTTTCCAATGCTGGTCTAGCAATTACTTCCTGTATATGAGCGACCATTACATAATGGGACTCAAGATCGCCCGCATTAGTTTGATTTAGTCCTTTAGTTGATTGGCCAAATAACATGTTTATTTGGAACCCAGATGATGCCGCTAATGCTGTCTTAAACTCCTCAAGAACTGCTTGAGTGCCATCTATACCTGGGCTCAATACAGTATATACGTCATCCTTATCTACAACAACAGAGTTCAGATTACTCCTTACTTGATCCACCATATTGATACGCTTAACAACTAATGTTTCATCTCCATTAGCCATCATCTCGCCAAGACCAGACATATTGTATACTGCTTGCTGCTTACGTTCAAGCAGTCTTTCTGACCAATCTAGCGCACGATCATATCGACCTATATCCTTTGCGCAAGACTCTAGTGCTGATCTACCAGCCCAATGTATACGATTGAAGTATACCATATGAGGTGGTAGTGGCTCACCAGGAACAGGTATTAGTCTAGTTTCATGTATATCAAAAGCCTGTCCTTCTGGCGGCGCGATGTTATAGAACTCCATCTTACCAAATGTATCAGGATCATTATTGTCTGTATAGTATCTGTCAGTTCCTCTTATACTATTGATATCATATACTTTGATTTCTGTGATCATATCTAGATTGTCTAAATTAAGTGGATCAGTAAGCTCACCTCCATCTTGCGCTATGAGTATAAGAGCAGCGCCACCATATAGACGCGACCATCTAACAGCATCGGCCATTCTAGTCAATACTGATAAACGATCATACTCAGCAAGCATCAATCCATCTTCATCTTGCTCTATTTCTATGCCTCTTTGGAAGGAGTCATCAGCAGGTTTGTCTACTATCTTTTGTGCTAGTCCACTAGTAATGTATAGATCTGTTAGTTCATAAAGTGATTGTCTAGAAGCCCAATATCTAGATAGTCCACGACCATGTAGACCTGAAGTTTGGAACGTCATAGACGTTCTATCTCGACCAGGTATACCTAGTCCAGATAATAGATTGGCATAACCATCTTGTCTAACAGAGATGTTCATGACGATAAGGCCAAATAACGTTCATAAGCAGAAGCACCAGATACACACTCAAGAAAGGCGCCACTACTCGCATCAACATAATCATCGTGATCTCCTTCAGGAAACGCAGCCATTTCCTTCAAGTAATCACGGACCCAAGGACCATCTACTATGTCAATATTCCCTGCTTGCCATTGAGCAGACAAAGGTTCTGCTCTAGTTTCTTTGGGCCCTGTTTCTCTTACTGACTTAACCTTGAAGCCGGCGAGATGAGCGATGATAGATGCTGATTGATCTTTTCCAGCCTGTCCTGGATCTTGTGGCACGACTGTTGTAACGCGCCTATACTTGCTTCGATCCTGTGAAGCAGTGTTAGACAATATATCACGCACCACAGAAGCATTGCGCCGTATATTAATCCCATCACCAATAACAAAACGTCCATTCTCTCTGCGTCCCATTAATACTGATGCTGTAGCACTAGGTGAAGTATTAAGTTCACTGGGTTCTGTGGCGGCCAAATCCCAACGACGCACCCACATCTTTACATCAGTAGGCTCAGCAGTAATTATATTGATAGACGTTTGTGGGAAGTAAGAACCAGCTGTAGGTTTGATCTTCCAATTACCGTGGAGTAGACGTTCACGTTCAACTCTAGTGAGCATCTCCAAATTAGCTCTATAATCTGGATCTTGCGCATTCATAATAACGTTGTCTTCAAGAGTAGCTGGAATGAATGTAAATGACTTAGGCAAAGACGCAGGGAATTTATTGATCAACTCCTGGCGCGTATCGCCCCAAATCATTTTGTCATCAGCCCTGACAAAGTAACGAATAACGCCACTGCGCTCTGATATAGGATAGCCAGTGTCTTGATCAATATACCAAGCCACCAAGTCAGCAACCCAACTATCAGCATCAGGATTACAAGTTGCGCGAATGTATGGCCTAACTCCACACATCGATCTATTGCGCGATAGCATATACCAAAATTGTTTCTCTGTAAAATGGGTAAGTTCATCGTAACCAATTAATGGTATTTGCGATCCTTGCCAGTCATTTACATCATATTCGTTATGAAGATGACTGAACGTTATTGTAGAACCACTAGGGAAATGCCACATACGATATGGGGCTTGTCGAGGTATGCCGTCTATACGCATGTATATTTGGAAGCTAGTGTCGAACAAACCTCCTTCGCTGGTTATTTGTACAGCCTCACGTCGGAATATGACTGCTCCAAAGTCAGGATTATCTATGTGACGACAGGGCTCAAGCAATAAAGCGTATGTTTTGCCTCCGCCAGCAGCGCCTCCATATATTGCTATGTCAGCAGGAGTAGACAAGAATTGTTCTTGCGGACCAGGCTGCGGTCCTAAATCATTATTGTCATCAAAACCATCATACATTATGCCGCCTCACTATCAATAGTTTTGACAGGAGTATTCATGCGGCCATTGTCTGGTAAATATACTTTGACTCGACTGGAACTTTGGTTCGGCCCAGTCTCATCGGAAATGTATACTGTCTGACGCGGCTTACCATAAGCACGATTAGTAACAAATTCCATTAGCTTAATCCGATCGCCATGCGATAGGGTCGGATCAGCAAACATTTCGTCAACGTTCTGAAGCACTACATGAGTGCGCTGACGACATTCAGTCATGAGCTCTCGCAAAGTATAAATGCGGGCTAGCTCAGTATGAGGGTCAAAACCATCGGGCATTTTAGTCTCATCATCGCGTATATACCAAATCATTTCGTAAGTAAATAGGTAATCGTTTCGGCACGCGATAAAGTTATCGTTCTTATGTCGTTCTCTTTTGTTAGTATCGTTTCTAACGAAACTAATCATCGTATATACGCTAGTATCTACGCTGATTTTTTGTTTGATCTAGTGGCCTGTGGTATGAACAAATCTCTAAACCATTTGTATATCTCATACTTATCCTCTGTGAATTGCACTAATTGCTCAACTCTCATCGAGTGTTTGGGTACATTCAACCATGTATCCCAATTACTACAACGCAATATTCCATACTTTGTTAGTTGGTGCTTATAGTCTACAAAGCCAAGAAACAGAAAACAGAAGCCTCCTGATCTTTGCCACTTAGCTAACCATGCTGCTTGGTCTGCCGTTAGCTCTGTTACTTTGAAGAATGTGGCTCCAAATCTATACTCTATAACTTTGAGTTCAAACCATACCATTCTTGAATTGTTGATTTGAACTCCTTTATCTGGCCAGCCAGCCGTGCGATTACTGAGTGTCCATACTTGATACTCCTTAAACATATCGTTGAAGTCTTTTGCTAACTGCTTTTCAAACATAAGTGGATACTCCTGGCCGCCTATTTAATAACACTCACTTCTACCGCTCTACCGCTCTACCGGAGGTTTCCCCTATAACTATACGGGAAAAATATATAATGTTTTAAACATGACATATCTTTCTTTTACCTATTATATATACAGTAGAATAGTAGAAAAGTAGAAAAGATATGTATTACTAAGCGATTTCAGCGACTTAGTTAAAACAATCATTTCTACTCTATTCTACTCATTTCTACTTTCTCCAACTATATTGTGAGCTTTTTGCACCTGGTTTCTTCCATCTCTTGATTGATCTCCACACCCCATCAATATCTTTCTCTTTTGCAACGTGTTGTTCTGTATATCCAAGCTTTCTAATAGACACTCCAATAGCGTTTCTATATCTCACAAATGTATGTATAGGAGCATCAAGTTTAATACTACAATATTTCATAACATCATGAATACTAATGCCGAACTCTTCACAATGCTCTTGATTTTCTTCTATATAATTCAATGTATTTTCATATTCAAAAGTATCATCAATAGTATCACGCTCATTGGTTTGAGCCTTCTGTAATGTTTGTTCTTCACTAGTAAGAAACCTCAAGCTCTTGTTATTCTCATACATCTGTATAGTTTGAGCAAGTATCATAGGATATACCTTGGCAAATCCTTCCAAGTCTATAAATTGACCAGATGCTAATTCTGATTTTATTGGCATAGCTCGTGTCTCGCCAGTAGGATCATTCAAATACTTATTGTCGTTAGTCGTTGATATCATAATACAACGTTTTGGATAACCTATTACTGGGTCTGCCCTCATCTTTCTAAATGTAGAAAATGGATCTGTAACAATCTTCTTGGAAAGATTACTTTCGGCTTTATGAAGTCCACCACGTTCTGCTAGTTCAACAACAGCCTTATCATGAATACTTCTATTGAAATTATCCTCGTTTGTTTGTGCTTGAGTTAGTCCTGTAGCAACAAACCATTGTGAAGGAACAAGTAATCTACACCATGATGACTTACCAATATTTTGTTCTCCTTCAAGAGCAAAGTAATATCGTGTAAGACATCCAGGTTCATAACATCTTGCTACTAGATTAAGCATAATCAATCTACACCAAGTGGCGCTCCACTGGCCAGGAGTAACGCCCAAATACTTGACGGCAAAATTATCATCATGGCCATTTATATAATCATTACTATCTAATGCTGCTTTATAACTTGACATCCAATCTTGATAAGCATCAAATGTTTTAACCTTCGACACTTCCTCTACAACTTTATCAAGTCCGCGAAAGTCAATCTCTGTTGGAAATGGTCCTTTATTCAAAACAATACGCAACATAGTTGCATTGCCACCTTCATATTTATGATAATGCTTTATAATACCTCCATAGTATTCAATCGTATATGGTGGTGTAGTAGCATTCCAACATATCTTACTAAAATATGAACTAGCAGACATATTGTCATACAATAAATCTATAGGTTTTGGATCCAATAGTAATTCATAATAATTACTGGGAGTGGCGATAATGGAGCCATTCTTAGTTACAAGCTTTTCAATATCAACATCCGAGAATTCATCAACTTTTTTCTTTGATTCTTGTTTAGTCTTATTTGCTATTGCAGCTTCAATAACCTTTTTAATAGTGCCCTTTATTTTAGTTCCATCAAATGAACTAGTAAGCTTATCAACCAATGTTTCTCGATCAAAATCATCAGCCGCCAGGAGTTCATCTATTATGTCTGCTAAATGTTCATCCAAGTATAGTCTTTTGGCCGCAGCATCTGTGAATGAGTTTAATTCAAACAGTATCTCTGTTATTGTCATCTATTTTGTTTCCCTTTTCATATCAATAATCATCTTGGCCATTTCTATTATATCAGTAGGAGTAGGTTTCATTTCTGGTCTATATCGTTCCCAGAATTGAATACAATTTTGTATAGTATCAGTTACATGAATTACTGCCATTTTCCAATCTTTAGGTTCTACAATTTTCAAATACTCTTCCCAATCACTCATTCTTTGGTAGTTTGGATAATTAGAACTCATTTCTGTTCTCCATTGCCTGCTTGCCGCGCTTTATACCATCAACTATAGTTTGCATATCCTTTCGTCTATCACCTCTCCATACTGCTGTTGCCAAGTATAGCTCTTCAACAACTTCCTCTTCATCAAGTATATCTTGCCAAATCCATTTGCCTAATGCTATTGATCTATTGATTAACCAATTATGTCTATCTTTGTCTACATCAAATACTTCTTCAATATAACGTTTCAAGAAATGAGAAGCTTGCTGTTTGGTATATTTGTCTTCAGGTCTATTGCTAATATCAACATAGATTTTGGGTATATCAGTAAATTGTCTATCGCCAGCAATCCATGACCACCATCTATTACAAGGATCTCTCAGCCCTATAAATCTAGGTCGCGCTATATAGATAGGCTGGACGACACCAAATAGCGCTGTATCTACTACACTACCACAACTCTTGAAATGTTTCTTTAGTGCTAAACAAGTAACACGCACACTATTCCACAAAAACAGCCTGATATGAATACCAGGCTTTCTCAAGTAACCAGCACTAGGAATGGCAAAAGCTTCTACATTAGACAGTCCGAGCGCCAGGAGTACATTGTTAGCATCGCATTTCAAATCACCGCTCGACTCACCATATCCGTCTACATCTAATGCGAACCAGTTTTGATCTTGTTCAATAACAGTAGCATGTTCTCCAGTCACACGATCATCATACAATAATCGTCGTTGCTTTGGCTTAGCATCATCAATACATACACCACGAATGACACAGCATTGTGGGCGCGCCAGGAGATACTTGACTAGTTCAAAGAGTTCTTGGAGATGTTGAACAGGACGATTGAAGAATGTGTAGTATCTTACATTGTCGTAAGCTACTTCACGATCTGGATATACTGTTTTGGCAAGTATCAGTCTATTACTGTAAGCTTTAGCTACAGTAATATTATTCGCTACTATTTTACTAGTGTTATCGTCGGAGTTACTATATATACTACTGGACATCGGATTTCCTCCCCAACAGGATTGATGTCCGCTGCCTGGTAGTATCTCAATACTCGCGAAAGTATTGCGCTATCAGGCAGCGTTTCTTTTTGCCAGTAACGAGCCGGTAATACTAGCTCCGATCGGGTAGCTCGTAAAGCTCTATTCTTAATCATGTTAAGATCGCTGAGCCCAAACATAACAGCACTTGACCGCGCAATATACTTGTGGGTATTGTGCACGATTGAATGGATGCATGAGAACAATCAGATACTGTCCAATAACAATTTAGACAGAATATTTGGGGAAGATGTAAAGAAACGTTTCAACTTCTATCGTGAAATTGCTATTGAATTTAATGACTTGACGCCAGGAGGAACTGTCCTCACACCCAAAGGGCAAAGAATAGTTAACTCCTGGCGCCGGCATCACGAACGCATATTCAATATTTAGGCTTCATTGTAATCGATACATTCAAATTCAATATCGTCCAGTAGGCTGTAATCCTTCTTGGCAACCATATCATTTAATTGTTTCTCAGCAAGGCCAAATACAATCTCCTCCACATTATCTTCTGGAGTGTCATCATCAATAGAAACTTCAACAATAGCATTAAACGTTCCATTGACAACCACAGTATAATTACTCATCATTGTTCTCCTTGGAATGCTCTTCTTCAGAAAACCATCCAACAAACTCTTCCAACCAAACAACATCACTTTCACTAGCTTCTGCTAGTATCTTTTGTTTCTTGTCTAGCCAGTTGCCATTAGCACTAACAGTATCGCAAACTAATTTGAGCAGTTGTTCAATCATCTTTGACGTTAGTTCCATGGTTACTCTCCTTTGAGTTTCACAAGGTTAATATGTCACTTTGACAATACGAGCCGACGCATCAAGCATAGATACAAAATGCGTTTGGTTCTCTACTGATTGAACAGGTCGATATCCAGTTAATTGTTTCTTAGCAGCAATATCGCTGATGTTGAATTCCTCCACCAATTTTGGCGGGTCAGCAAAATCAATAACTACATTAGTTGCCGAACCACCAGGTTGTTCAGATGAACGCCACAACGCAATATAGAATATACCATCAGATGACTGATAGAGATCATGAGAGATATTGTCATCAGTGGGTGAAACAGCATAATCAAGTTTACCTGGATCAAATGTTCTCCTGGCGCCAGTAGTATCCGAACAGATACTGCACAATGCTCTCAACCCATAAGCATCACTACGAGGATTGTCTTGATTAGTTGGGAATAGGCCACATTGATATGTAGTGCCATAATCGAACAGAGCATACCACCACAAGAAACGAGTTCCATTCTGAGCAACACGGAATAGTGTAGTCAAAGTATAGTATGCATCTCGTGTATCGCTCCAATCTGCCTGTCCGGGTTTGAAGCCTTGTGAATTATACAATGTAGGATGAAACTCTGTCAACTCTGCTTGCTTATGGGCGTATGCTATCCATAGTCCTTCAATATAGTTGTCTACACTATATCCTGTGTCGGCAACATCTGGACTCCCTGGTGGATAGTAATGTCCGTTGCCAATATCAAATTTACTATTGAGCGCAGCTAGATTTTCTGGTGTTCCACAGTATCCAGTAATCCATCCCTCTGGATGAGGTGTTCCTGCGACTATGCTTGGTCCAAGTAAATATCCCTTATTGCCATTAAATACTGCGTCTTGAATTTCTTGTGTTACATTGTATGGCACTTCTCCACTTCCAAAGTTGGTATTTGGTTCATTCAAACCTTCAATATACTTTACACCAGTACTTGCATCCTTCTGTAATGCAATCATACTTGCTACATCATTAACGGAACCATTGGCCCCAACACACATGATGTTTTCTTGTTCAGGAAACTGAGCATGTATTTGTTGGAGCCAGGGCTGCTGCCAACTTTCTCTTCCAGCATAATGATACTCGCGTATTGATATCGTATGTCCAGTATCCTGTACAATAAACTTGATTGCTGCGATGACTGTATCAGGTCTGTAGTCTGCCGGCCACGATCCCCATACATTATTAGTGTCCATTGATGAAAATGTATTGACGCCAAATTTGAACAGATCGACGATACGTTTTGCTTGTGTGCCGGTGCCTGGATTTGGATTGCCACCACTATCAGGTGGACTAATTGGAGTATTATTGGCATTCTCTAGAGTTGTTACTCTGGACTCCAAAGAATTGAACTGTTCAGTTGTTGGTACATCAACCATGATACTCTCCCATTGTAGGATTAAGAAATGTTCGATAGGCACACAGTAAGTCTTCAACCTGGTCTGCAGGTAGACAACGTAATTCTGCGGGCCAGGAGGAACGTGGAACTCTAATTGGCCATTTGATATTATACTTCTGCAATAGCTTCCAGCCGTCCAATACTCCAGCGTGTAAGTATAGTTGTTCTGGTTCTAGTTTGAGGTAAGCTCCAATTCTTGTAGCCACATCATAATGAGTTACAGGGCCAATACCACGAATACGCACTTCCTCTAAATGATCGAATAGTTCATCAAAATTCTGAAGATGCTCTGGATATGTTTTCAATATGATTACACTTGACCAGGTATTTAATACATGGTCTTGAACCTTAGATTGGTGATTGTGCTTTTTGCCTAGTTCGTTTCTACAACTACAGGCGCGTTGCACTGCCTCTTCAAATGAACTAGCTTTCATACAGTAATCAACTACAGTATCGCGATACTTCTTGGCATCACCATTAATGAATCTCATTTGCCAATCTTCAACAATGGCATCTAGACTTATCAATGGTCGTTTTGGTGGCAGATTTCCAAACAACCTATCTGGTCTCATGTTCCTCTCCAGATATGAGAATACTCCTGGCGCCTCACAACTAGCGCCAGGAGTATATCAGTATTACTTGGGATTATTATTTACAGACCAATAGTTAGGATTGGGGCTACCATCTTCCAAGGTTTCCGGCTCACCTTCCTTGTATAGACCAGTAAAACCGTGTTCTAGGTCCCATGTCCAATGGTTAAGACCAGGACCACGAAACTTCTCACCAGTCCTCAAGGAGTAATGTTCACCAAAATCCTTGATAGACATATACTCGTGATAGGTCATACCATCACGGTATAGTTGCCAAGAATAGTATCCCATTGTCCCTTCAGGACGCGGGTTCTCAGCAATCTTCTTGAGCTTCAATCCGTCGTGATACTTGGTGGATCTGCGCCCGACAGTCTTGGACTCCCCATCGAGCTTAGTTGCCTTTTGCCCTTTTACCTTGGGATCACCTTTTGCAGTCTTTACACTGTAAAGGTGAAGGCCAATTTCGGTCAACTTAAGCCCAATCAATGCCTTGGGCTCACCACCGTATACTGGAGTAGCAATATTGCGTTGAAAGATATTGCGTTCTGTTCCAACTTCATTGAACGATGCTCTGATCTCTTCAGGCACATCCTCCATTGGAATAACAACATCAGTAACGCTATCAGCATCCTTTACAATAGTCAGTCCAAGCAGGATATTGACAGTTTGCTTCTCCCGTTCAGACAGACGACGCGGGCTGGACACGCTCTGTGCGCGCTTTACTCGCGCCTCTGCCGCTGCTTCCTCTTGGGCTTTGTGAGTTTCCTCATCCATTACTTTGGACTCTGGATACTCTGCCCCCTCCTTGGGTTCCTCGTCACCAATTTTGACAGCATAGTCTTCATTGGTGCCCTCTGCAGTATGTTCAGATTTCGCAGAGGCATCCGGGGAGCCAGGAGGAAGGTGCGCATTGAACGGCACAGATTGCACATTATGTTCACTCACTTTTGGGTTACTCCTACCCACACGTTTACTTGCTCGTGACATCTTATGTTCCTTATACACCGATTCAATGAACGTTATGAGATCGTATTGGCAGTTCCGATCTCACCGTTAGCCTAGCCTAGATCCGTGCCCGCGTCTAGTTGGCATTTCAAGAAGATATGCAATCGGAACAATTCTGGTATATACGTCTATCTATTGAATTGTCAGGACTGACTGACGTATATATCAAGCAATCATCAGCGTATATACGCTCGTATATACGATCGTATTTGATTGCTTTCCAGGCTCCGATCAAATCCATTTTGGCTAGGTGACCAGAACATAACCAGAACTACCGACCAGTAACCAACGAAACATATTAACAGATTTTAACCGTTCATGCCCCGTAAGTCATTGAAATCATTGATGAGAACGTTGCGGGAACAAGAAGGGAACAAACGCGAACGTGGTTTTGGGCGCTAGGGTAGGAGCGTCCAGGACTAGCGGCCACCCTAGGATGCATCCTAGGCCATTCTAGGGGCAGGTCTAATCCGCTCCTGGCGCCAGGAGCTTTGCCTGGGCCGTCTAAAAAATAAGACTGTTGGTTCCCGGCTGGGCTTTACTTCCGTGCCAGGATAGGCTAGACTAGACCTAGATCGGTGGTCTAGAGGGGAACCCGATCGGAGCCGAAACGAATTTCCCCGCGCTGTTTGACAGGAGAATAAGGACACCTCGGACGCTCGGACGGGCCATCTAGGCCACGTCTAGCGCGTCCCTAGCGTCGCCTAGGACACCTCCCCGTAGGGGAGGCCACTAGGCTAGGCGCTAGAGCCTAGGCGCCCATAGGGACCGCTTTCTAGCGGTTCCGCCGGGGTAGTCAGGGAAGCGATAAGGGCAGGCGACCATCAAGGTTGCCTGGCGCGGGAATAGTATGTTGTTACGACAACAGAATGGAGTTACCCGCCAGCTCAGACCAGCTAGTTAGGTCGCGTCAGGCCGATTTGTCCCATTTTCCGCTCTCTTTGAAGCGGTATATACGAAAGCATAGACGAAGCCCCTGGAGTGGCTCGCACGGCCGCGCATAGCTCATTAGAGCGGGAATACGCGGCTACAGCCCCAGGACGCGCACGCGTCTACGTCAGTAGGATATATAGTTAATCAGGTCTAATCCTCCCAAGTCTGAATACCTGGCGTATATACGATCGTATATACGCTGGCAAAACAGCAAACGGGGAGGATATGTCCGTTGTTCCTTTCTAGGGGCAGCGCTGCGCGTAGCCATTCGGCGGGATTACGCAGCCTGTTTAATGCAGCCACGTATATGCATTCGTATATACGCGCTGGTGGGAAGCCCAGAGAACCAAAATGCAGACCCAAACCTAGGAAGGTGACTTACAATGCAAAACCTCGACAACACGAACACCGCAGCTATCAAGGCTTTCGATGATGGCCTCGATTACTGCATCCTCATCGTTCGCTGCCTGAAGACAGGCGGCAGGTTTGTTTCGGTGAGGAGCGTGTCGCCCAAGGCTTTCGCGACTGGCCTACTCGCTTGCGCAAAGGATGTCAATTTTGGTGCCTACAATTCGCCAATTTTGGAGTCCATCCGCAAGTATGGTTCTGATGGCCATTCGATTAGCCTTCATTCCGCTCACAAGACGCGGCGTGAGGCTAACTTGGCCAAAAAGATACTGGTTGAGAAGCAGGCTCAGAATAAGCCTGAGACTAACCTCAACTGGAACCGGCCAACCAAGCGGATGCCTGTGACTGACTTTCGTTGGCTCTCAGAAGAGGAAGTTGCCGCGAAAGCGAAGGCCAAACGTGCGAAGGCACGTGAGGCTAAGGTGGCCTCTGTTTCCACAGAGGCAACTGCTACTACAGCTACTGTCTAACTTGCCTACGCATAGCGCGCCAGGAGAACAATAACCTTCTGGCGTGCCGTGCTTTAATGCAGCGTATATACGCAAGTATATACCGGGTTCCCAGCCCCTAATGCAGAGGGAAGCACGATCTAGAAAGGATGGAACAATGTACAGGATCACTGAATTCATCAGTGACTATCCGCCAGAGGACCAAGATAATTGGGGCTGGACCGGATCACTGGATGATGCCATATCTCTTGCTAGGATGACGTTTGATTTGTCACCTAACAAGAACAACAAGCTTTACTACATCATCATCATGGAAGAAAATGAGGACGATGCTGTGGAGTATCTTATCCATGGCGGTGTTGAACATCGCGGTGATGTTGCCACAAGAGTGGCTAACTATCTGGCCAACTCTACTGATATACAGGATGCCTAACAGCAAGGCTAACGGAATGGGCGTATATATAAACGTATATACGCCTATTCCGCCAGCGATGTGCTGGACTTAGAAAGGAATGGAACAATGGAACGTAAATGTAATTGTGGCTCTGGTTTGTATAAACAGCCACATTACGACGCTCGTGGTATCTTTGTATATTATTCTTGCCCTGAGTGCGAGAATACAAAGAAAGCCAGGTATCGCCCAGAAATATTTACTGATCCGAACTATGAGCATGATGAGCCGATAGATGATGATGAGTAATCACATCACGAACACAATGTTCCGGGATCAGTATAATACTGTTTGAATAACCAAACTAGACTGCGACCGATAATCGCGTTATACTATCGGTATAGAAGGGAAACGAAAATGGGTTATGTGTTCTGTATGGGTTACTGCATCTGCTGTAATCAGCGGTTTGCTTTTAATCCAGTACACGTTCCGTCAACAACAGTCGTTACTGGCCAAAAAGAACCAGTGTGCGAGAATTGTATGACCATCATCAATCTAAACCGAGAGTCTCAAGGTTTGGAACCTTTCGCTATACACCCTGATGCTTATACAATTGCTGACGAGAATGAACTGTGATAAACTGGGTCGCTCTACTAGGAATTGCTTTAATAATACTGTGGCTAGTCTGGAGGCAAGGTTGACGGATGGGCGCCAGGAGGTATACTTCTGGCCGCCTATCCGCCAGCGATGTGCTGGGTCTAGAAAGGAATAAAAGGAGCAATGGAATGTGGTTACCTGCAAATATAGTTGCTGAAGTAGATGCAGTTGCACGTATCTACTACATCAACGTAGCAGAAACAAAACGATGGAATGATCATCGAGGTAAAGGTGAGTTGCGTATGCTGACTGGTTGGTGCTGGACAAGTAAACGTGGTGATCAACATAGTTATGGTTTCAAAACTATAACTGTTGCCTATCGCGATGCTTGGTATACTCTTGTACAAAAGAGTGAAACTCCTGTGGTGAGTCGCTTCAGACTTGTCAAAGGCAAGGTAGCTTGATATGGCAAAAGTAAAACCAGAGAATGCTCATATTGCTTCATTACTGCGAAGTAAAATGAGCGAACGCCAAATTGGTATGAGTGATTTGAATGAATTGCTAGGAATACCAAGGAATAGAACCACTGCATATCCTTGGTTGAAGGCTACTGGAGTACCAACAGAACAGTATCGCAAGAAACTATCCCAAGTCTTTGGCACTACTGAAGAAGCGTGGATGCCAAAGGAAGCGACAACGTTGCCTCGTAATCCAAAAACAGCAATTGTCAAGTATAGTCCAAGTAAGACTAAACCAATGCAAGTCAAATCTGATCCTCTGTTCTTCAAGATACTGAATAACAATACTGCTCAAATTCAATTCAATGCAACGCTACCTATTGAACAGGCTAAGTCGCTAATGCGATTGTTACTTGACTATAATGTAACGTAGCAGTTCTTACGGAATGGGCGCCAGGAGTAACAACCTGGTAGCCTATTCCGCCAGCACTGTTGCTGGGTCTAGAAAGGAATGGAACAATGGATAGTAATGAAGTAAACCCTATTGACTTAGCAGAACGAATATTGAGAGAGAATGATTGTAGAATACAATCGTTCCTGGCGAGTGGAACTACTCAATATGCCGCCAAGAAAGGTAAATTGAGTATATCCCCTAGCTTTCTCAGTATAAGAGAGCTATGTGATTGGGTCGTTTCTCATAGTGATCAACTAAGATAGGAAGCATTAAGAATGAAGAAACCACCAAGGAAACCGCCAACTCTAACAGATAAGTTGAAGAAAGCGGAACAAAGACTCAAGGAGCTAGAGAAACGAGTCAAGGAATTAGAACACAAGATCACGAAATTAGACTTGGATGAAATTACAGTTATAAACGATCAACTACACAGACCTTCACTATAGAAGCATTTGCGGCCAGTAACTCCTGGCCGCGCTTTGCCCGATTATGGGTGTAGTCTAGAAAGGACAGGAACAATGGAAGAGAAGTTCACTCTCATAGTTGAGGGAACTATGTCACAAGGCACATTCCCAATACATGATCTAGAGTTGAATGGTCTAGTTTGGCGTAAAGATTCACCTCCAGATATTGTTGTAATGCCTGGTGGATTAATGCTTGTCAAAGTTGGCAAGTATACTTCTACTGGCGAGCGTTGGCGTTACAAAATCGCTGATATTGCTCATCTTGTTGGCGGTAGACTGGGGTACAAAGATGCCTAAAGAAACACAATATGTTCCGTTTCGTTTGATACATACTGGGTGTTGCGGGACATTGCTTTGTTGGGTTAATCCTAGGATGCCCAATTATTGCCCTGAGTGTGGCAAGTATTGTTATACTCAAGTAAGAGGTTGGGTGGTGACAAACTATACTGCCAAATTGACCTATAACGTTCAGGAGTGAATGATGATCTGGGTTGCTTTGCATCCACAAGCTAGACCTGAGATGCTTGGGTATATACCACAATTTATATCTGAAGATGATCCTAGGCCGGCCAAAGAACAATTTCAACAAAATTATATATTTGGCGGCTGGAGTCCATTTCAAGGTCATAAATTAATAGCAGGAGACAGATTAAAGTATCCAGGCGATCCACCAATGCTACCTATATTTAGAACATATTTGCGTGATGAAGAAATAACATTATATGAACATGATTGGGTAATGATAAAACAAAAAGATGGAACTTGGGAGGTATCCAGAATGGATTAGCAGTATTGATGGAATATACGTTCGTATATACGTATATACGCGACGTATATACGTTCGTATATTCCACCAGCACTGTTGCTGGGTCTAGAAAGGAATGGAATGATGGACAAGAATAGAATATTTGAGACTAATACTGATGACATAAAAATCACCGGTATTACTCCAGCTAGGTTTCGTGATCTAGTATTGGCTGGTATGCTAAGTTCAGGGCCAGGACTTGAAACGGACTTCATGCCCTCTCCAGAAGAGTTAGACACTATTGTGGATATGCTTAAAGAAGCAGTAAAGGCAGGTAAGTTCTTTGACTTTGGTTACTGGCCTAATGAATTTATCAAGAAACAAAGTACTAGAGCAATTAAACTATATCTTGAAAATGCACTAGGTCATCCGTTTACTACACCTTGGATATTCTATCATACTTGGAGCGACCAAGTACTGAGCGAGAAGTTCGGTTGTGAAGCTGATTCTTGTTCTGTATATTTGGTTAATCCATATCCAGTAGACGGTAAGGCTATTGGTTGTGACTTTGAGATTTCATCTATTGAACCTTTCAAAGTAAAAGATATCAATATGCTAGGTGTAGGAGATAGAGCAAGGCTTTTATCTAAAGAAGAATTGGAGCCAAATAGAGCGTTTGCTTGCCAGGTAGTGCCAGTTCAGTTTCGTTTCCCGCAAAGTTTCTGGGATCGTTATGCTGAAGAAACTGGGCTTCCAAAAGGGCCACAAGCTGCGTTAGAATCAGCGGCATCAAATGTAATGGAGCCAATAATGGTTGCTCTATTGATGCTCAATACTAGGGGCATTCCAAAAGAAACAGTGCGAGCATCCGACAAACTTAATAGTGCTCGTATCAAGAATAAGAAACCGCTGATACCGCCTTATACTAAGGTGCGCAGTGAAGAATATGTAACAACGTTTCTTCGCACTATACATGAAAAACAGACTAGTCAAGGTGGACATCACGCTAGTCCTGTTGCGCATATTAGAATGGGGCATTGGCGTAACTATAAGACTGGAGAACGAACTTTCATCAATGATACTTTGGTGAAGGCTACTCCAGAGATGCGTGATCAATTCAAGTCTAGTAGAATTGGTTACACAGTGCCCAAAGAATAGGAGCAATGGAATAAAAGAACACCGCTTTACTTTCCCGCGCGAGCCGCTATAATCGCGGTTCGCTCGATGGTCGAGCGGTGCTCGTGTATGTTCCTTGGGAGGCAGTCCTGGCAGGGGCTGTCTCCCGTAACTTGGAGATGTTCAATCAGTAAGGAGTTATAATGTCAGATACTATACAAAACATAGTAAAACTTGCAGAAGAAATGGTCAAGATTGAAAGAACAATAGAAGCACTAAGAACAGAACTAAAAGTCAAGGAAGATCAATTCAAGCAAATATCCTCTATTGATCTTCCAGTATTGATGACTGGTATCGGTCTCAATAAATTTGCACTATCTAATGGCTTTACTATTGCAGTCAAGCCTGTTATGCAAGTACAACGACCACCACAAGATCGTATGGAGTTAGCTGACGAATGGCTAACGAAACATGGTCATGCCGGTATGGTTAAGACTATGATTGATATTTCATTAGGCAAAGGAAATCAACGTCTACCAGAGATCAAAGCAACACTAGACAAATTACATGTACAATACCTTGTAAAGAAAGACATTAACTGGCAGACACTCAATGCTTGGGGTAGAGAAATGGAAGGTAACAACATGGTGATACCTGAAGACATCTTCTATGTTAACCGCTACAACATAACAGTAATTGAGTAAAGGAGAGCAAAATGGCAAAGCGTGTAGTTCGTCAAGACAGCGCCTCTGAGCAAGTTCCAACAACTCTTACTCAAGAAGAAGAAATGCTGGCCAAGCTGGCCGAAAAGAATACTAAGTTTGAACGCAATGAACTCGTTGTTCCTCGCCTCAAAGTATTACAACAATTAAACCCTGAGGTCCAGGAAGGTGGGCCGCAATATGTTCCTAATGCCAAAGCGGGAATGTTCTACAATACTTCCAGTAACAAATTGACTCCTGGCCAGGAGGGACTGATACTATGCGTTATTGGGCACCAGAAACAAACTATACAGTGGGTGTCTAATAATCCTGGCAGCGGAATGGTAAAGATTTGGGGGACTGATGAAGGTTGGAAGGCTTTGTGTGAGCCTGCCCAACGTGAAGCTCTCAATCCAATTACCAGAGACGGCAACTATATAGATAAGCAGAGATCATTTCTTATCTTGGATGTTAACACTAAGACTGGTGAGACTGATCCTAGCTTCTTCAATTTGAGAAGCACTGGTAATCGCGTCGCCAATCTCTTGTCAACTATGCTTACTCAAACTCGTATTAAGTTGGGTAATGGGCAGACGATTACTCCGCCATTCTATTACTTCACATACAAGATGACATTAGACTTGTTGCGTAATACTCAAGGTCAATCTTGGTGGTCTCCAAAGATTGTAAAGAATGTAAATGAAAAGAATATGCACGTAAGAACACAAGATTTACCGAATGGTGAAGAGATATTTAAGCAAGCTATTCTCCTACAAGAACATTTCTTGGAAGGAGATATTCAACAGCAGACTGACTGGGAACAGCCTCAAGATGATCTTGGTGGTGATAAAATCCCAGCATTCTGATATGAACTAGAGGTTCCAGGCGCACCTCCACATGACCGGGCGCACATGGCGACATGACCTTTCTCTCTGGCAATAATAGAACCTCACATGTTTCTCACCTATTATTGCTTTGAGTAAACCTGAGCCTGGGTAAAAGATAAGCAGGCAAGATTGGTCGGCGGTATAGAGAATTGGGCAAAACTATACAAGGAATGGGGATGTTCCTCCCATTGCCCACTTAACATAGGAGAGTAAAAATGACACCTGGAACTTACACTGACTTTCTCAAGTCTATCTTTGAAGAACTCAAAGAGATAAAAACAACCCAAGCAATAATGGCGCGACAAATAGCTGCCATATACAATGATGATGAACTACCACCAATGCACAATGTTCCAGACGAAGAAATTTCAATGGAGGAAAGGATCAAACAATATGGACAGAAAGTGCCATATAACCTAATCAATGATCCTGTAGAAGTAGTAAAGTTCAAAGAGTTCTTGTATGAGTCCAAAAAGAATGGTGGTCAACTAAATCAACTTGAGCGCGATTTACTTGACATTGCCGACAAGAACTTTGACGACATTAGACTATCAAGTAAACATCTCAGCGTGTTGAAGACTATACACCAAAAGCTATTTGGGAGGATATGGCCTTTCAAGTATAAGCAAGGTTATATGTACAAGCTTGAAGGCTATCAACCAGAGTGGGTATTCTTCAATGCAGATGGAAGTGAATTGTCGCCATGATTATCCTAGGCGCAGGATTGGCAGGCCTCCTGGCCGCCAGGAGATTAATTCATTGGGACCCTATCATTTATGAACAGCAAAAAGAATTGCCAAATAATCATAGTGCATTACTGAGGTTTCGATCCTCTATAGTTGGAGATGCTATAGGCGTTCCATTCAAAGAAGTAACTGTCTACAAAGGAGTGCTTCTTGATGATGAAACGATTACAAATTCTCCAACCATCAGAGAATATAATGCTTATTCTATCAAATCAACCGGTGGAGCCTACAACCGATCTATTACCAATATTGCAAATGTTTCACGCTACATTGCGCCATACGACTTGGTCAAGACATGTAGCATTGGAGCCGATATCAAATACGAACATAATGCTGAGAGTTTACTTAGAGGCACCAAAATCGAACAACCAATTATTTCTACAATTCCGATGCCGGATTTAATGCGTATACTTGACTATCCAAGACAACCTAAATTTGAAACCAAAAAGATATGGACTATTAATTGCGATCTATTAGGTGTAGATGTATACCAAACTCTATATGTTCCATATGGAGAATATGAACCTTATAGAGTCAGCATTACTGGCAATAGAATGACAATGGAGTTTGCGCATAAACCTGACTGCTCAGATATTATTGACGATCACATTAAGAAATATCTTGGTCTCATGTTTGATATCAATCATATTGATATAACTAATGTCATTGAAAAGGAACAGCAATACGGCAAGATAGTTCCAATAAATGATTATGAAAGACAGAAGTTTATACTGTGGGCTACTGACAAATTCAATATCTATTCATTAGGACGATACGCTACTTGGAGACAGATACTACTCGATGATGTAATGGGAGACATTGATGTAATCAGCCGGTTTATATCACAAAGACAGATAAGATCAGGACACTACGGATACTTCCCAACATAGGAGAGAACAATGCCTAAGGTAACATTACTATATGCGACGCCAGAAGCAATAGAGTTGCTCATCTTTACTAAGAACACAAGATTGAAGATGGGCCCAGAAGGAATGGATGAAATCCGCTCCTGGCCGCGTGAGAAGAAGATGGCAGAATTGAAGTATATGTCTACAACGATCCCAAGTTCATGGGAGTTTGTAGACCTCATGTTTGTTATTGAAGGAGTATCAAGGGCATTTACTCACCAACTTGTTAGGACTAGGACTGCAAGCTATGCTCAACAAGCTATGCGTATAGTTGATATGACTGGGTTTGAATATCATACTGGGCCGTCAATAAAGGACAATGAAACTATTCAAAATTTATATGCTGTTACTATGTCTACTATTAGCAATACATATCGAACACTAATTGATTTGGGAGCAAAGCCTGAGGATGCTCGTGGAGTATTGCCAACAGATATACTCACCAATATTTGTATGAAGATTAACTTGCGCAACTTTGCTGATCTAGTCAAGAAGCGTATGACTCCAAGAGTTCAGGACGAATATGCTGAAGTATTAAAGCAAATGGTCACAAGTGTATTAGAGGTATGGCCTTGGTCTCTATTGTTTATTATGCCTCGCAATGCTGATGCCCACAAAGAACTAGCATCTTATCTTAAAGAGCAACTAGACAAGGAGATCAAAGAAACAGGCAAGTCTCAAAACGAAACCCAAGCTTGGATAGCAATGAAACATCTCGACATACTGCGCCAGGAGTAATGATATGACCGATACTGAAGTGCTAGAAATGATGAAATCTGATACTCCGTTAGCTAAAGCAAGAACAATATTCTCTAGTGAATGTGCTAGAATTGAACAAGCTTGCTCACAGCGATCGCCACTATCAATATTTGATTTACGAAGAATGGAATTTGAAGCAGTGTCAAAGATAGCTAATACATTAGGAGTAATGATATGATCAAAGACACAGATACCAATGGCTTCATCGTTTCTGTAGATACATACTACAAAATGGGTCTCATGATAGAGAACTTAATGGCACAATGCCATGGAGCATCAAGAGCTAATCATTGGTGGGATAAGGAACGTAATGTAGGAGAATTACTATGCCTAATACACAGTGAGATCAGTGAAGCATTGGAAGGCTATCGCAAAGATGCTAAGGATGAGCACATAACTCAGCAAGCATCAATAACAGTAGAATTGGCAGATGCTCTAATACGAATATTTGATTTGGCAGGAGGTTTGCGACTAAACTTGGGAACTTGCTTTGCTGAGAAGTTCTGTTATAATCAAATGAGAGAAGATCACAAACTAGAAGCACGTATGCTGCCAGGAGGTAAAAAGTTCTAATGACACCATCAGATCAATTAGTAGAACTAGCAAACTTATATGACAAAAGAAACCAAGAATATGGACCCAATTATAAAGAAGCAGGGCCAGTATTAGAAGCATTGTTTACTAAAGGAGTTGAATTAGATACGCCATTGAATTTCAATAGGTTCTGTATTATAGTTCATATCATAACAAAGTTAATGCGATACTGTAACAATTTCTATACACCAGAAAATTCTGATCATCTCAAAGATATGGCAGTATATGCAACAATATTACTTGAACTAGATGAGGAAAAACGACCATGACAATAGTATTTATGGATACAGAAACAACTGCGCTCCTGGCCGTAGAGGCTGCAGACCTAGCGCATCAACCTCATATGGTAGAAATCTCTTGTGTAAAGACTAATTATGATCTTGACATTATAGCAATACTCACTACATTAGTCAAACCTCCAATACGAATACCTCTTGAAGTTGTCAACATACATGGCATTACAGATGAAGAGGTTTCGGGCCAGAAGCCCTTTGCAGGGCACTATAAACAACTAGCCAATTACTTTCTTGATGTATCTATACTAGTTGGCCACAATCTACAATTTGATAAACATGTACTTGAATATGAACTTAGACGTATAAACAAAGTAACAAATTTCCCGTGGCCTCCCAAGAATGTATGTACTGTTGAAGAAGTAATGAAGATCAAAGGATATCGTATGTCTCTTGGCAATCTATACTTTGAACTATTTGGTGAAACATTTGAAGAGGCTCATAGAGCGGAAGCAGATACAAAAGCATTAGTTCGCGTCTACAAAGAAATGATTAATCGGCAATGGGCGGAGATGCCAACATGAGTGACATGCGCCAGGAGGATTATGAGAAACGTAGACGTGCAAGAATATTAGGTATGGCAATAGATCAAACTATACAAGGACTCAAAAACGTAGTAACATATTCCAATCACAAGTTATGGGAGATAGATGATCAAGGATTAATGGATGTACAAAAATGGAAAGCCATTCAAGAACATGCATCAACTTCACTAATTGATATAATAAATCTTGAGAAAAAACTTGCAGTGATGGCAAACATCTATGCTACTATGATACCAACAAATAAAGAACTGGAGATGTATCGTGCGAACTTGGGGTCCCAGAAAGAATAGATACGGCAGGATACCCGATACTGATGTAAGGATAACATATACCATTAATCCAATAACTGGTTGCTGGGAAACAAACAAAGCACCAAAGGCTAGGAAAATGTGGTTAAAACACAAAGGTGCAATACCCAAAGGATTATGGGTTCTTCATCATTGTGATAATAATAGATGTGTAAACTTAGACCATCTCTATTTGGGCACTCCAAAAGATAACCTACAAGATGCAATAATAAGAGGAAGGGCACCACAATGCATACCCAACTCAAAATAAGAACCGAATACAGTTTCGGATGGGCTTATGGGCCTATTCAAAAGGTGGTGAATAGACTCAAAGAATTAGGATGTCAATCCGCAGGAATAACAGATCGCAACTCAACATTTGGCCATGTTATTTGGAATAAGTATTGTAAAGATGCAGGTATTAAACCATTGTTTGGGTGTGAATTTGCTTTTGTTAGAGATGTCAATGTTCGTGAAAAGAGACAAAACATATTTTGGTTACCAATCATAGCAAAGACCAATTCTGGATTACGTGAAATCTATTCTGCTATGGAGGAAGCAACTCGCAATTTTTATTTTGTTCCGCGTCTACCATTCTTGAAATTAAATGATTTCAGTAAAGATGTTATTATACTCAGCGGAAGTTCAGGACTAGGAGATGGACCTAAGCTCGGGCAGCGCGTATTACGGGAGGGGCACAGTTCTACGCGAGGTATGCTACTAAGAGATGGAAAGGTTGTTGCTGTATCTGATAACTATATGATCAATGCTGAGGATCGTTCAATATATCAAATACTAGCCAGGAAGTTTCGCAACGACCGACCATCACCTATGTATATTATGGATGAGTGGGGATTGCGTAATGAAATGAACATTAGTGATGAAGCCTTCCTCCTGGCGGACCGGCTCGCAGAAGAATGTGATGCTACTATACAAACAGCAACTAACATCAAGTATAGTTCAGGAACAACATTACTGGATATGTGTCTTGTGGGCGCCAGGAGTAGAGGATTAGAACTCAATCAAGTATACAAAGACAGATTAGACTATGAATTGAAACTTATCAATGACAAAGGCTATGAGGATTACTTCTATGTTATAACAGATATGGTGCGATATGCAAAAGAGAATATGGTGGTTGGCCCTGCTCGCGGTTCTTCCTGCGGTTCTCTTGTCTGCTATTTGCTTGGTATTACTGACATTGATCCTCTACCTCATGGGCTTATTTTTGAGAGGTTTATTGATATCACTCGGTATGACTTGCCTGATATTGACATTGATTTCCAAGACAATAAAAGAGAAATGGTATTTGACTATATCCAAAATAAATATGGTCGTGAGAATGTTGCGCGATTGGGGACCATACTAAGATATAAGCCCAAGTCTGCTATTGGAGAGGCTGCCAAAGCATTAAGAATACCTGATGCTGATACTATTGCTCTAAAGGACTCAATGCTCAAAAGGAGCAGTGGAGACTCACGAGCAGGACTATGTATTCTTGATACGTTCAAAGAACTAGAAATAGGACAAAGGTTTATTGAACAGTATCCCGCTATGGTTATTGCAGGAGAACTAGAGAACCACGCACACACTACTGGTAAGCATGCAGCTGGTGTCATTATAACCAATGAACCTCTCATCAATTATGTAGCTAAGGATGTAAGAACCAATACAGTTCATATTGATAAATACGATGCCGAACTAATCAATCTAATGAAGATAGATGCATTAGGTCTCAAGACACTAACCATTATTGCTGATTGTTTAGAGGCAATAGGTTGGAAGTATAGTGATCTGTTGAAGCATCCTCTAAATGATGACAAAGCTTTTGAAGTATTGCGCAAGTTTCAGTTCTGTGGTATATTCCAGTTTGAAGGTCAAGCATTACAAACTCTCGCCAGGAGACTAGTTGTAGATCGTTTCGATGATATAGCTTGTCTTACTGCTCTTGCTCGACCAGGGCCATTCGCTTCTGGCGCCAGTAACGAGTGGGTTCAGAGACGTATGGGTAAACAAGAGGCGCAATATGTCCATCCATCTATGGAACGTTATACCAAAGATACATATGGTGTTATAGTATATCAAGAACAAGTAATGAATTGTGTTCGTGAGATTGGCCTACTATCTTGGGAGGATACATCAACATTACGCAAGGCTATGTCTAAGTCTTTCGGTATTGAATACTTTGATCGTTTCTGGCAGAGGTTTCGTGAAGGTGCTATGTCACAAGGCATAGATGAGACCACGGCCAGGAGGATATGGGATAGTGTTAACAAGATGGGGTCATGGGCATTCAATAAATCTCATGCAGTAGCCTATGGTATGTTGTCTTATTTCTGCTGCGTATTGAAGGCTCATTATCCTATTGAGTTTGCTCTAGCTAATATTAGAAACTTATCATTTGAGGAACCTATCAAACGTTACTTGAGAGAACTTGATAGGGCAGGTTATCCATTTACTCCATATGATTTAGACAAGAGTGGTGTTACTTGGAGTTATGCAGACGGGGCGTTCCTTGGTGGGCTTACTAATATTAAAGGTATCGGACTCAGCAAGGCTAAAGATATCCTCCTGGCCCGTCGTGCCGGAGTACAGTACAAATGGCCAAAGGAAATAACAACG